TACGATAAAGTTCTCGCATTTACAGTATGATTCTGATGTGAATAGTCATCTTGGTGCTCAATATTCCGTAAACAATTGCGGCTTTGTGTAGTAATGCACATCGAAAACTCTACTTAAACGGGGAAAGTCTATATAAGATAACCTACCGTGCTAAATTGCGAAAGCATAAAAGCCTAACGATCAGTCTTCGGACGTAGCTGTAAGTACAGCGAAATAGTAGAGACTCCAGTTTTGGAGGGTGATATGATCTGATCTTACTGGTGACAGTAAGCTGCGTAAAAGCGGTTATAGATTAACGACCTATAACGAACACTTTGAATTTATTTTGACGAAGCCACTCTGTTTGACTTTCATACCCAAATTCTACCTTTGATGAGTCGTCTAAGAAATGCAAGGGTGAAGTATAAACCCCGCTGCTACTGGGCAACTAACCCTATGTATGGACACCCTATTGGAAATCTGATTAAAGACTTCTACCTTGATGACGAAGGTATCCCCATTCCAGAGCGATCTAATATAGAGCGTTATTACGTAATGGTAGATGGTAAGTTCCTTTGGTATGATACCATGGAGGAAGCTGTTGCTGAACACGGAGAAGGTATCCCCCGTTCTTTCCGTAGTATTCGTGCTCATGTGACGGAAAATATTCCGCTCATGAAAAATAATCCAGACTACTATTATAACCTTTTAGCCCTGCCACCAATCAAGAAGAAAATCTTCTTAGACGGTTCTTGGTTTTGTAGGGAAGAGGAAGCTGGATATTATAAGAGGCATTTCAGTGAGATTGTTAAGTTCCCGCCTTACCAACCAGCAAAGATTTGTAGAAGCTGGGATACGGCCTCCACCCCAGTCTCAACGGCAAATCAGTCGCCCGATTGGACTAGAGGCGTAAGAGTATCTAAGACAAAAGACGGTTTTTATACAATTGAAGATATTGCGTCATTAAGAGATAGACCTCATAAAGTAGAGGAACTTATCTTAGAGTACGCAAAGTATGATCCTCCGGGGACTTTTGTTGTATTGAACGTTGACCCCGGAAGTGCTGGACTGGCTTATGTGGATCATCTTCGCAAGAAAATTGCTGAACTTGGTGTTTACTGCAAGGTTATTAAATCGCAGAAGAATAAACTTCAGCGGTTTCTTCCTTTCTCCGCAATTGCAGAAGCTGGTTATTCACGAGTAGTAGAAGCTGACTGGAATGATGATTGGTTTGAAGAGGCCGAAAGGTTCAATGGTAAGAAGCATAATGGTCACGATGATATGTGCGATGCAGTATCGCTTGCCATCGAAGCGTTGAATTCGGGGCCACAGGAGTTACCTATTATGACCCTCCCCAACATCCAAGTCTCAGGTCAATCCCTACCATCCTTCCACAACTCCTACGGTAAGAACCAAGGTAACTTCACTCTACCTACTTTCAACATAAAATAAAGGAGCCTTATGGCTGCAAGAAAAAAAGTAATTGAAAAGGCTGTAAGTCCTTTGGATCAACCTGAACGGTTTCGCATGGGTGAACTTGGTAGCCTAGGGATTCGCCACTTCGGGGGTGTAACCCAAGATGAACTAAAAGCAGAGTTGAACTGGCCTAGAAGTATTAATACATTCCGGGACATGAGCTACCACTCAGCAGTGAATGCCCCTCTGACTCTTTTTGAGAACATCATCTCTAAAGCTACTTGGACTTACAAGCCCCCGGCTGATGCCACCGAAGAAGAAAAAGAACAAGCTAAGATTATCAACCAAATGATGCAAGACATGGAGCAACCTTGGTCTGAATTCATTCGTGATGTTCTTAGCTCTAATGTATTTGGATTCTCTGTGCATGAAAAGGTATTCCGCAAGCGATACAAGGCAAACGGTAGCCTTTACGATGATGGTATTATTGGATGGAAGAAGCTGCCTATCCGAGTACAGGAAAGTATCTCAAAGTTCATCTTCAGTGAAGACGGTAATGAAATCATTGGTGTGCAACAGAACCTCTCTGCAATCAATGATATCTATAACCGTTTCAGCAAGCGTTCTAATCTGATCAATATCCCGCGTAGCAAGTTTCTCTTGTTTCGTACTGGCAAGCACCGTGGCGATCCCTTCGGTAAGTCTCCATTGCGTGATGCATACCTTGCTTGGAGATTCTTGACTGCACTGGAAGAACTTGAAGCAACAGGTGTAGCTAAGGACTTGAATGGTTTGCCCGTTAACTTATAAAAGCGGCCTAAGCAAGTAATTGCTTTTGAAAAACTTCTTTAATTCAGGGAAACTCTCTTTGAGACAATCCTGAGCTAAGACTCAAACTATGCACCCCGAACAACAGTAGGAGGTGCTATGAAAACTAAACAAATTTTTGATACAGTCTATTCAATAAGAGAAGATGGTGTAGTTATAACTGGTAAGGGTGGGATTCTAAAACCCAAACTTACGAAAAACGGTTATCATGAACTGGCTCTTTATGATAGTGGAACTAAAAAGTACACTTGGTATAGACTGAATCGGTTAGTAGCAATGATGTTTATTCCTAACCCTGAGAATAAACCATTTGTTAACCATATAGACGGTAATAAGACAAATAATCATGTTAAAAATCTTGAATGGGTAACTCATCAAGAAAACATGGATCATGCTAAAAGAACTAACTTGATTAAACGTGGAGAAGAATCTCCTACAAGCATTTACACAGATGAACAGATTACTAAAGTCTGTGAAATGCTTCAGGAAGGTTATCGTAACTTTGACATTGAAAAAGAAACAGACGTACCAAAGTACATGATTAGTTTGATAAGGACTAAAAAGTGTTGGGTGCATATTTCTAATAACTACAAACTCAGAAAGAGAAGTAGAAGTCTAAGTTGCGAAACAATTCACTGGTTGTGTCAGCAAATCCAAAAAGGTTTGACACAAGGTGAGATTCTCGAAATCACCACAAACAAAAGAATCACAAAGAACATTATTCAAGATATACGACGTAAAAGAATTTACAAAGACATATCTAAAGAATACGGAATCTAATTAACTTTGTGCATAGTTTGAGTAAAGTGCAACGACTATCCCAGGCATGGGAGTAGGGTCAAGTGACCCGAAATAGGAAGGCTCCAAATTGGAGTGTGATATAGTCTGATCTATATGGTGACATATAGCAGCTTGAATAAAGCGGGATAAGATTAACGACCTTATCTGAACATAAATGTTTATATTTACCTGCGCAATACCTTGCTGTAGATGCCCCCCCAGAAGTACAAGCTATTCGTTTGTATTATGAAAACGTCATGCGTAATTTGCAAATGAATGAACAGTCTGCTGTGATCCTGCCACAGGTGATAGACAGTGAATCGCGCACACCGATGTTCAAGTTGGACTTGCTTTCTGTAGATGGTAAGAAAAACTTCGATATCAGCAAGATTAAAGAGTATTACAAAAACTTAATATTCACAAGTCTTTTTTCCGATGTGTTAACCCTTGGGCAATCATCTACTGGTTCTTTTGCTCTTGGTTCTATCAAGAATAGTCTCGCTGGTGCATACGCTGAACGTCTAATTGCCAACATCGCAGAAGTTCTTCAAAATGATCTAATCAAACAAACGTACATCCTCAACGGATGGAATGAATCCCGAATGGGTACATTTGATTACGATGGTATTGAACCCGCTGATCTAGAAACCTTCTCTAAGGCTGTACAACGTATGGGTGCTACTGGATATATTCCTAAGAGTCTTGAAGTTGTTAATGCGGTTCTGGATAGTCTGGGGATTGACCAACTTCCTGAAGATACTGTGATTGAAGATATCCTTCCTGATGCAACTACACGCAGCGGTGACGGATTATCTTCTGAAACAGGCGGCCTCAATGGTACAGCGAATTCTGCTGCCACTAATGACACTTCTTCAATGAACTCCGAGAATGCAGCATAATTAATAGAAACAGATAAATTAATAATCCAATATTTTACTTGACATAAAATTCACTTGTAATTATTACAAAAGTATGATATAATTGATTTATCTGTTGTCTAGAATTAAAAGAAAGAAAAGATGCAGAAAGAAACAACAAAAAATGTTTCGGTCGCTAAAGCACTCAATGAAGAACTCCAACAAGTTACTTACGTAGCGATGAAGCCGGGAGTTGACCTTCATGGAGACATGGTGGACTTGGAAACCGTGAGACTTGCAAAAGAGTCTTTCAATAAGTCAGCCCAACGGGCTAATCTTTTTCACCTAACAATGACGGACGCTTTTGAAGTCATTGAGTCTTATCTGATTCCCTGTGATGTTACTTTGAATGAGCACTTTGTTGAAAAGGGTTCATGGTTGATGACATTACAAATTCATGATCCTGATGTTTGGGAGATGATTAAGTCAGAAGATATTAATGGTATCTCTATTGGCGCTATGGCTGAAGTAGAAGAATTGTAAAGGACAACAATGACACAAAAACCGAAGAGAAAACTGAAGAACATTGATTTTTCAGATGATATGAGTCACATTGCACTTGTATCAAAGCACCAAGGAGGCCCTGCCAATGGTGCTGATTATAGTCTAGTTCTCAAAAATCTAAATAACCCTTCTCCTGAATTTATTCAAAAGATGCAGGCGATTCAAGTCACGATGACAATCCCAGATTTTTTGGAGAGGTTCTTCATGCTCTGGGAGGAAGACGTTGAATTCCTTTCTCAGTTGCTTGGTTATGTTGAACCCCCTGAAGACGAACAAGCGGAAGCTATTGATGATTATAACAAGTGGATTGAAGAACGCTTTCAGTCTTTTAGTATTATCAAGTCGCTGCACGAAGCAAAAAACCTTCCAGATGCATTGTCTAAACTAACAGAACAAGACTATCTTGATGTATTGACCGATCAGGCAGTAATTGAGAAAGCTCTTACCGAATTTACCAAGGGTGCCAAGCCCGAGGCAAATACCTCAACCAAAGTTGAGTCCAAAGTTGAGGCGTCTGCCTCTAGTAAGAAGAAAAAGGAAAAGCAAATGACCCAAGAAACCGAAATGGTTGAAAAGTCTGCTCTGACCGCAATTGAGAAAGCCCTGGAAGATCAGAAGATCGCTCTGGAAAAAGCTCTTGCACAAGTCAAGCAATACGAAGATGAAAAGAAAGAAGCAATTGTAAAGTCCAAGACTGATGCTGTCAAGGCTGTGGTTAAGGATGAAAAGCAAGCTGCTGTGGTTGTAAAGGCTGCTCTGGCACTGGAAGACCAAGCTGATTTTGACGCACTGGTTGAAGTATTCAAGAGCATGAATGATCTGCTGGAAAAGTCCGGCCTGTTCCAAGAACAAGGTGTGAGTGCTGAAGCTGCTGAAGATAAGCCCGGTGAAACCAAACTGATGAAGGCTCTGAAGGCTCGTCATCAAGCAAAACAATAATAATTAGGAGAATAAGATGAGTGTAATTTCTACTTCGCTTCACACGATTTCTAACGTTGTCAAGCACGAATATGGTGCTGACTATGCTTACTGCAAGAAGCTGGTAACGGTTAATGACACTGCTGGTACTCTGGCAATTGGGACAGTTCTTGGCAAGGTAACTGCCGATGGTAAGTTCAAGCGTGCTGTTCAAACCGCTGCTGACGGTTCGCAAAATGCTGCTGCTATCGTTGCTGCTGCTAAGACTATTGCTGGTACTACCGACACGCAAGTTCTGGTTTACTTCCGTGGCCCAATGGGTGTGAGCAAGAATGGTTTGGTTCTGGATGCAACGTATGATACTGCCCCTGAAAAGGCCGCTGTGTACGCATCGCTGGAAGCTCTGGGTATTCAGTGCCTCGATACCATCTAAAGTCTAAACAATAATAAATACAAGGATTAAAAATGGCTCTGTATAACTCCACAACAAGCAATTTCGAGGTAGTAGACCGTACTAACGAGATTCTGGTACTACCCCAAAACTGGACTTTGATGAATGATTCCGGGATGTGGAACGAGGAATTCCTCACTACCCGTACCGTTACTTTTGAAGAGCGTGGTGGTCACCTCTTCATCGTCAAGGATCAAGTCCCTGGTGCTGCTCCTCAAACCACTGGTAACGACCTGCGTAAGCTGCACAGCTATCCAATGTCGCATCACCCTTTCATGGACGCCCTGCTCCCTCAAGACATTGCTACCGTGCTGCGTCCCGGTGCTCTGGCTCCTGAACTGGACAGCAAGGATCGTGCCCTGATGGTGAAGATGGAACGTATTCGTAAGTCCTACGACCGTACTATTAACTTCGCACGTTTCCGTACTATTGCTAACGGCGATATCTGGGCACCCAACGGTACTATCGCAGGCAACTTTTACACGGACTTTGGTATTACCCGCCAAAACGTTAATTTCGATCTGGCAACGGCTACGACTGACATTATCGACAAGTGCCAGCAAGTTATTTCTAACTTCCAGTCACAAGCTACCGAAGGTCAAGAAATTCAACGTGTGGTGGCATACTGCTCTCCCGGTTTCTTCTCCGCTTTCATTGCTCACCCGAAGGTTCAAGCTGCTTACAACCTGTACGCGGTGGCTGCACCACAGCAAATCTCGCGTGATCGCGCAGGTGGCATGGCTCTGTATCGTCGCTTCACCTTTAGCAATATTGAGTGGATTGAAGTGACTCAGAGCATTGACGGTACTCCTCTGGTTGACACCGATAAGTGCGTGTTTGTTGCAGATGACGGCGATGGTGCTTTCATGACTTACTACGGCAGTCCTAACCGCTTCAATTACGTCAACACTGTAGCCGAACGGACTTACCTTTGGACTTTTGAAGACCCACGGGGCACTCAAGTTACTCTGGAAAGTGAAATGAACATGATTAACGTCATGCGTCGTCCGTCTTTTGTCAGCGGTGGCTCCAAGGCTGCTATCTAAGTAATAGCAAAATAATTGGACTCTTCGGAGTCCTTTTAATTCAGAGTCTTGATTTCTTCAGGATTCTGTGTTAAAATTCTAATTTTAGACAATGGCTAGCTCGACGGAGCGAAAAGACTGACTATCCACCAGTCCTGCCATTTGTTGCTTAGTGGGTATTCGGGAGAATAGATGAAGAGAATTCGACTTAAGTCTATAGACTATTTAATCTCAAATAGACTTAAACAACTCAAGGAAAGTGATTTCACTGTCGTAAAGGATTATGAGGTCGTTGATCCAGACACAAGAGAGTTCTCTCTAGGTTTGCATTGCAAAAACTGCAACACTTGCTTTTTGCAAAAATTTACTACTAAGTACAAATCACTACCAACTTGCCCTGTGTGCTCAATTATAAAGATTGAGCAAACTCTTTCGAAGTCAACTTATAAGTTTTTATACGAAAGTGATGGGTATATTCATTTCAAATGTTCCGGTTGCAACTCTTTAAAAAGATACACCTCGCAGATGGCAACTAAAACACCAGCAGACTGTGTTGAGTGTAAGAAAATTGCCTGCATAGAGCATCTGGATACACATAACTATGCTGTAGAAAATATCCAAGGAGTTCGGTTTAAAGTAATTTGTAAAACTTGCGGTGATACTAGAACAATAAAAGATTACTCCTCTGTTTTTAGATTAAAACTTCAATGTGCAAACTGCGATAAGCGGGTAATTAAAACAGCGAGACGGCAAGCATATTTTGAGGTTCTGCAGACAGGAGAAAATCATACACTGTGCCGCTGCACGAAATGTGGTTACTTCAGAAGAAATGATTTTCAAAAAGAATATGATGGGACTCGCTGTATAAATTGTAAAAGACTTGCATTCGAAGCACGTATTGCAAAAGAGAGCGCTTCTCTAGTGGACTATAGTGATACTGAACAAACCGTTACGGTAGAGCTACCGAATGGTGCTAAGAAAACTGTAACAGTTAGTCATTTCATGGACAAGAAAAGAGGCCATCTAGACAAAGGTACATGGGGTTCTCCTACTTGTGTTTATGCAATGCTAGTTTATTTTGAAAACAAAACTTATTGTAAAATAGGTACGGCAATTGACCCTGAACAAAGGCGCAGAATTTTGAAACTTAGCGGAGAATCTTCTGTATTTGTGCTAGGGAAGTTCCAAACCAGAAAAGAAGCAGATGAAATTGAAAAGTTATTTCATAAAGCATTTTCTCCATACAAAATTTCGCCAAAAGAAGCAGAAAAATTTTCTAACCGTATAACCCCGAGAGGGAAATCAGACGGAATAAATGAATGGTTTGAAGCAGGCGTTGTCGGTAAAATAGGTAAAATATTAAATGGCATACACGCTAATTCAACAGGTTAAATTGGAAGTGGCCGATCTGGATCAGGCCTTTCCACTTCTTTCAGATGCGGACTATGACTACCTGCTCCTGAAACATAACAACTCAGTAGTTAGGGCTGCAGTAGACGCAGCCCGCATTATTTTACTCTTGCTTTCGCAACGCACGGACGAGACCGTGGACGTGTTTTCGGTACGTGGGTCTAAAGCCGCTGAACAATATCGTCTTGCTCTTGAGTTGTATATTAAGAACCCACAACTGAACCCTTTGTACAATAACCTCAAAGGCTACGTTGGAGGCGTCTCCATCTCCGATATGGAAGCCAACAATGCTGACCTAGATAACAACATCGTAGAGAACCCCGGTAAGACAGAATCCTTGCATCAAACAGGGCCATTTACAGTAGGCTGGAGGTTCTAAGTGGACTGGGCGATAGGAACGACTACAAGGGCTCTACAACGCCACGGACAATCCCTACCTTACTCTACCATTACCAGAACGGTTGATCCCATTGAAGGCACCGTTACGGAGGTTCTAAGCACATCTACGCTTAGGATTTATCCAAGACCAATGCAAGCTACGCAGTACAACTTCCCTGCACTCGTAGGAAAGCAAACTGTAATGTTCTATCTCGCCGCAGATGGTTTGACCTTCACTCCTAAGCCTTCAGATGAGATTACTTATCTAGGTGAAGTATATAGAGTTAATTCTATCCAAGCGCACACAGCTCATGGAAAGACTATCCTCTACAAACTAATCGGAGTAAAAGGGTAATGATTTCTGCGGACGTATCTAAAGTAATAGAAGAGCTTAAAGCATACCATCAAGATACTATCCGTAGAATGGAAAACATGGTGCGAGGCTTTGCTTACATCATATCCAAGACTGCAATTGAAAACACTCCTCTAGGTAATTCAGAGGAGTATTTCAAGCTGTATGAGTTACGACAAGGCAGAACAGGGTTAGAACCAAAGGAAGGTTTTGCAAGAGGTTCTTGGCAGGTTAATACGAGCGGTCAATTTAGTATGCAGGCTATCTATGGGGTTAACTCCGGTAGCGAAGCACTCTCTTTAGTAAAAGCTGATTTAGGCAGTTACAAGCTCGGAGATACAGTATTTGTAGGTAATAGGGGTTTCTACATTAAGTTGCTTGAAAATAATTATAGTTCACAAACAAACAACTTAGGTATTATGCAACCCACTTTGGATAGTATTATGCAGACATACAAGGTTGATTTACCTAGATTATATAAAGAAGGATAAGAATGTCAATTATTAAAGCTGAAAAAGCGGTAAGGCGTCACCTTCTTACTTTGTCTCCGCAGCTACCAACAGCTTACGAAGCAATCCCTTTTACAGCACCTACAGGAATGTACCAGAGATTGCAGTTTGTTGTAAATCCTCCTACTGATCCGACTTTTGGTACTTACTATCATAGAGAGAATATTCAAGTTCAGATTTTTGTAGCTGATAAATTAGATGTAGGAACTACTGGAGCAATTACTAGAGCACAGGCTCTTCGGGATTTGTTTCATAAAGGTCTTACATTAGTAGAGGATGGGGTTCGTATGATTATTCTACGGACTCCTCAAATAGCCGGTGCAACCGTTGCTGGCGACAGAGTTATTGTTCCAGTACTGATTCCACTTACTGTGGAAATCTATGATAACTGAAAACAGTAAATACGCCATCGGCGTGATTATTTTGCAAAATAATAAATAAGGAAATAAAATGACAATTGCTAAAGGCGTGGCCAAAAAAGTAGCCTATAAGAAAGAAGCTCCCGGTCAATGGGGCGTTCTCCCTGGTGCCACTGGTGCTAAGTATCTTCGTCGGGTTACTGCAACTTTTAACTTGACAAAAGAGGCGTATGAGTCTAACGAAATTCGCACCGACTATCAAGTAGCTGATATGCGGCATGGTATTCGTAGTGTAGATGGTTCTTTGAACGGCGAACTCTCTCCTGGCTCCTATGCTGATTTTATGGCATCTGTTCTTGCCCGTGACTTTACAGCAGGTTCTTCCGCCACTGGTTTGTCTGTAACCATTGCCGCTTCTGGTGTGTTCTACACGATTACTCGCGCAACGGGCGATTGGCTTGCAGATGACTTTTATGTTGGTAATGTTGTACGACTGACTGGTGCTGGTCTTGCACCCGCTAACGTTAATAACAATGTGCTGATTGCTTCTATGACGGCAACGGTACTTACGGTTGTTAATCTTTCTGGTACTCCCTTGGTTGCTGAAGGCCCGATTGCTTCTGTTACAGCCACTGTTGTTGGTAAGCAGACCTATGCTCCTCTGACCGGACATACTGATGATTCATACAGCGTTGAAGAATTCTATGAAGATATCGGAGTCTCGGAGACCTACACGGGCTTGAAGGTTGGTTCGATGGCGGTTCAGTTGCCATCTACAGGACTTGTTACCTGTGACTTCAGCTTCCTCGGTAAGAACCTTGAGCGTGCAGCTACTACTGCTTATTTCACATCTGTAACTCCAGCAGGTACTGACGGTATCTTTGCTTCGGTGGCGGGCGCGTTGGTGATTAACGGTGCACCAGTGGCTCTAATTACCAGCATGGACTTTACGGTAGAACGTGGTCTTGAGGCTGCTCAGGTAGTTGGCTCCAATTTCAATGCTGATATATTCACCGGAAGAATTCGGGTGTCTGGAAATATGAGCACTTATTTTCAAGATGGAACTTTCCGAGATTACTTTGACGATGAAGCACGAATCAGTGTTGTTGTTGCTCTTGCAACAGGAGAAGAAAAAGATGCAGAAGTTGTTTCTTTCTCTATGCCAGTCGTGAAACTGTCGTCTAATAATCCGTCCGATGGCGAAATGGGCATCACCCGCGACCACTCCTTTACTGCTCTATTGAATAGCAATACCACCACGGGACTTGTTGAGTCTACTCTATTGATTCAAGATACCTCCCTGTAAGTTGACACCTAAAATTTAGTGTGCTATAATCCTCCTATTGCTTTCGGGCTTTAGGAGGATTTTTCATTTCTGAAAGGAGTTTTGGTGTGGATTTTTATGTATATTTGCACAAGAAGAAGACAACTGGAGAAGTTTTCTATGTCGGTAAGGGTTGTCGTGATCGTGCGTGGGTGTTCAATAACCGAAACCCATTCTGGGAAGCTGTTTATGAAAAACACGGATGTACCGTAGAGATAGTTGCAGACAATTTGCAAGAATGGTACGCACTTGAACTTGAAACACTTCTAATTGACTATTACGGAAGGCGCAACACAGGTGACGGTCCTTTAGTAAACCTAAAAGCCGGTGGTGATGGTGTTTCTGGGGAGGCAAGCCCTAGACTAGACCGAGAAATTTATACATTTCACAACTTAAAAACCGGAGAACAATTTATAGGAACCAGGGCACAATTTAATAAGAAATTCCCTGAAGTACAGTTGAACGGAATAATGGCTGGATTTTCGAAAACAAGCAAAAATTGGGCGGTAGAGGGTTTTCTCACAAAAGATGAAGTCTTAGCATCTACCTTCGGATATGCTGGAAAGTATGGAAAAAGGGTTGACAATAAAGTGTATACTTTTGTACAGCTTTTAACCGGCAAGACTTTCAATTTTACTCGCCACGAGTTGGTAGAATTTGACAAGAATCTCGTAGGAGTTAATATTTCAGATTTAATTAGTGGCAATAGAAGAACCCTCAAGGGTTGGGCTATGTCAGAGACATTAGATAAGTTTTCCATAGAGCATTTACTAAATCCATTAAAAGGGGAGAGGTGTGCTCGTGCGGATAAAAATACTTATGAGTTCAAAAACCTTAAAACCGGAGAGATATTTGAAGGAACAAGATCAGAATTTAAACAGGTTTATAATATAGATGTTTGGACTCTTTTTGTTAATTGTAAAACCGCTTTTTCGGTTAAAGATTGGTGCTTGGCAGAAAAAGAGGCGGAGGCTACGCGAACATCTAATAGGGATAGAAACGTTTACAGTCTCCAGCACAAAAGCGGGGAAGTTTTCAAAGGTACTCGTATGGAGTTTAAAGAAAAGTTCGGGCACACCTTTGATACGCTAGTTCAACCAAAGAATCCAAACAAGAGTTGTAAAGGCTGGAGGTTGGTTAATTAGCTTGCAATATTCCTTTCTGTGTGGTATAATAGACAAATGATGTGGTAATAAACCTCATCACAAAGCCCTATGACATAAAGAGAGAGGGCTTTTTATTTTAACCAACAGAAAGGAAATTACTATGGCATTGAATTTGTCTGTTTTGAATGTGAGCGAAGTTAGCGAATCCGGCATTGATATTGAACTTGTCCACCCGGCCACTGGTGAAGGTCTTGATGCATGGGTTCGTGTACGCGGTAAGGATTCCCGTACTGTTCAAAATCACGCCCGTAAGGTCGTGAACGACATGCAAAAGCGAGAGAAGATTGCAAGGGGCAAGAATAAGGACGCTGACATGAGCATCGAAGAGTTGGAAATGCTTGCAGTTGAACGTGCAGTGGTACGTATTATCTCATGGCGTGGTATCGAAGAAGATGGTCAGCCTGTCCCATTCACAGTTGAAAACGCCACTCGCGTCTTGAAGGATAACCCTTGGATTCGAGAACAAGTCCTCGAAAACTCCGACGACCTGACTGGGTTTTTTCGATGAAGACCTAGAACAAGCTTTACTTTACGCTGAGCAAGAGTTTGAAATGTCAGAGGTTGATGCTCATGGAAATACCAAGCGAGACAACCTCCTGAGTGCTCAAAGGCAACTTAAAAGAGTCCCTAAAGAATTAGAAGACTTGGTTGAGTTACCAGATTGCATGAGAGAGTACTGGATATGGTTTATCCGCCTGTCCAATCGCAGACCTTCTGGAATGGGTATTTCTGCTATACCTTACTCTGAGATGCTTGCGTTTTTTGAACTCATGGGTATTGTACCAGACCCTGTAGAAATAGAAGTAATCGAGGCATTCGATAAGATAGCCATGCAGCATTACCAAAAACAGCAGGCAAAGGAACAAGCCAAAGCTAAGCAGAAAAGTACAGGTAAGAAATAGAATAGCCCCGCAAGGGGCGTTCTTCATCTAAAGTTTCCAAGAGACTCTAAATGAAGAATTACTTCATTTCAATTAAGCATTGAATAAATGAAAGGCGTTGAATATCTTCGTCAGACAGAGTGCGACGATTATACACCCAATAAGCACGTTCACGAAGACGAGCTTTGAACTTTGCATCATACTTAGATTGTTGGTTCTTTTCAAGGAATCTAGAAAATGCCTCTGGATGACTATTGAAAAAATGCTTTAGTTCTACAGAGCGTTCTGCAGACAGATTGCAAAGTTCTTCTGTTCCAATAGCTGCACTGATTACAGGGACAGAGAAATACAATCAGAACAGCAGCCTTAATAAATTTCATTTTGAACTCCTTGGTTAAGTAAAGAAGACTTGACTGTAGCAGACAACTTTTGTGTTGTCAATAACAAAAACAACAAAAAGAAAGAAACTTATGCTCGACCTCTCGACCATTTCCTTCAAAGTCGATACCTCTGAACTTGACCGCGCAGGTAAGGCTATCGGTGAACTAGTAACCAACGTAGGTAAACTTGATAAAGCAGCAAGAGATGCTGCTCAGACTGAAGCTACCCTTGCTCGTGCAGCAAAGGATAACGCCAAGGCCAATCTCGACAATGCTAAAGCTCAAGACGTTCGCCTGAAGAGTACTATCACGGCAGACAAGGCAGATCAGCAAGCTACTGCGGCAATTGAAAAGAAAACCAAAGCTACCGAAAAAGTAAACGAAGTAGTTAACAAGAATGTTGGTGTACTCCAACGACAGAAAGACATTCTTGAGTTCCAGACTCAGGGGTTTTCAAAAGGTCAATCAAGTATCTTAGCTTACGCTAAGGCTGCTGGGCTTGCTGCCGAGGATATTGGCGAACTCGGTAAAGTACTTGAGACTCAACGCAAGTTGATGGGAGGCGATCCATTTGACAAATCCTTGTCTGGTCTGAAGTCTCTGCAAAACCAATACACTGAACTGAAAGAATCTGTCCGTCAGTATGCTACGGACTCCAATCTTACGGCAAAGCAGACTCGTGAACTGGCTCGTGACAAAGAGCGCCTAATTGAAAAGATGAAAGTGGAGGGGGCGTCTTTCTCTGAAATTCGCCAGGCTGTTCGTGCTCACAATGCTGAATATGTAAATCTTGCTACTTCTTACAACAAGATGACTTCCGCAGAAGATGCGGTGATTAAGAGTCGTAAAGAAGCTGTAAACGCCACAAACTATCTGACACAAGCAGATCAAAAGATGGCTGCTGCATTGAACACTTCCAACGCTGCCCTGGATAAAGCAGGTACGGATTCGCTTGTAAAGTATGAATCCGCGTTGCGTAAGTCAGGCGTATCACAGGATGTAGCCACTCAAAAACTTGCTACTTACAAGGCACAGCTTGCACAGGTTGCGGCTGTTGAAGAGAAGCGTAGGGCACAGCATCTAACCCGAGCTTTAACTCCTCAGATCAGTGACGTGGCTGTATCTCTTTGGTCTGGACAGTCCCCTCTTACAGTTCTGTTACAACAAGGTGCCCAGGTCAACGATATGTTCCAATTATCAGGTGTAGCAGCCGCTGATTTTGGTAAAACCGTTAAAGAAGCTTTTTCTAGTATGCTCCCTTCCATCCGTACTGTTGTAAAGGGTGTTGGCGGACTGATTGTGGATGGGCTGATAGCCGCAGGTAATGCCACTCAGGGCTTCATTGCAGGTATCTTCGGAATGACTGGTGCTATGGACAAGTTGTACATGAAACTGTCCGAAAATGGTCCTTCCAAGTTCGGAGGAATGATTCAAACTATCAGCAGCATCATGACGGGTGTCTTTGCTGTAGGCGTAGGCGTAGTTATAGCTGGTCTAGCCATGATGGCAAAGGGTGCCTACGATAGCATGATTGCTGTGTCGGACTTAAATAAAGCTATGGTTCTCGGCGGCAATGCGTTCAATATGACCGGAGCACAAGCTTTGGCCTATGCGGATACACTGAGCAGTGCCAATGTATCTACGCTCGGTATCATTGAAGTCATGACAGAAATGTCCAAGGTTGGGGGCTTTACCGCTGATCAAATCGGACTAGTTTCTAGAGCAGCCATCGCCATGCAGGACTATGCTGGTGTTGCTATCAAGGACACCGTAAAGCAGTTTTCAGAGTTAGGTAAAGACCCCGTTAAGGCTTTGCTTGAACTGTCTAAAAAGACAGGTGAACTCACTGTTGAACAAATCAAGTCCGTAGAGCAACTGCAAAAGCAGGGCAGGTCACAAGACGCTGTTAATCTTGCAATGAAGATTAGTGCTGGTGTCATGGACAAGCAGTCTCAGTCTTTGAGGGATCAACTTCATCCACTGGAAAAGCTGGTTGCTGGTTGGAAAATACTCGGTCGTTGGATGTGGGATGTTACTAACATCGCCCCAGGAACTTCGGATGCTCTAGAACTAATCAATAAGAAAGAAAGACTAGCAAAGTCTCTGGCTGCAGGTGTTAGTGAGAATGTCCCAGAAAACGTAGCACTGAAGCAAGAAATTGCACTGTTGGAAGCAAAGACTTTAACGCAAGCGCAGTCGGCTGCTAATAGACAGGCTGTGAAAGATGAAGCAGCAGCCTACCAGCAGTTCTCAGGTGCATTGTCTGAGTTTGACAAGCAGTTGAATAAAGCTGACGCTAGTAAGATGAGGCGTCAAGACTTCATCAACGCCAAGATACAAGAGCTTGGTGTTCTGGAGAATGCCGGTAAATATGAGTCTACAACCCTGAATACGGATAGAATTAAGCAATTCTTCAAAGTCTATGGGGAAGAGTGGGATAAGGCGCAAGAGAAGCTTGGTAGTAAAGAAGCTAACTACTTTGCAACCTTAATGCGTGAAGCAACGAATAATACAATCGCTGCTAATACCGCTGCTCAAGAGCTTACAAAGTCTGAACAAAAACTTCTGGAAGTTCGTTCTGACCCTAGATTTGAAAAACTGACGGCTACTCAAAAACAAGACGTAATCTCTAAATATGAAGCGGCCATTGCTGCTGAAAAGCAAACAGCCCTCACAGAAAAACTTGCTGATGCTGAAGAGCGCCTGCTTAGACTACTAGGTAAATCCTCCGGTATTGGTCGGCAGTATTACACTGACATGGCTAACATGGAGAAAGACGCAGCCTTGCTAGGTAAGTCTAGAGAGGAAATCGAAGAACTAACTCGTGCTATCTTCATGGCTACTCCAGCTTGGAAAGATTACGAGAAGGCTCTTGAGGATGTTAATTCCGCTGCACGTAAGTTCAACGAGGACAGCCTAGCTTCGCAAGCGGCCACGCTCAAAGAGAACGAATCCTTGGATTATAGACTCTCTCTGTTGGGCAAGACTGCTGAAGAACAGAGGGCTCTTTCGATTGAGTATAACCGTGCTAACAAACTTCGTGAAGTTGATATTAAACTTGCGAAGCAATTGCGTGAAATTGAAGAGAAGATTGCAAAAGCTAAAAAAGATGGTTTACCAGAGAGCGACTATCAGTCTTTGATTGATGCTCAAGTTCAAGCCCGTAAGGATGCAGCAGAACAAGAAAAAGCAATCAACCGTGAAGTAGCTGTTCAATACGCAGAAGACCTCCAAAAAGAGTTTGATGCAATCAAGAACGGTATCTCTGATTCTATTGTCACAGCTTTGTTTGAAGGTGGTAAGGCTGGTTCTAAGAAGTTCAGAGATTTAGTCATGGCTGAGCTACGCAAGCCTGTAACGATGGTGGTTAACGCTGTTGTTAATACTGTACTAGGAAGCTTAGTAGGAAATCTTTTAGGAGGTGCAACAGCTAGTGCAGCAGGAAGTGCAGGAGGTAGTCTTCTAGGTAGTCTTGGAGGTTCGGTACTGACAAGTGCAGGAAGTTCTTTACTTGGTATGACGGCATTTACTACCGGATTAGGCAACATTGGAACGGGGGTATCCCTTGGCTTAGGCTTAGGTTCTTCTACGGCGGCGGCAAGTGCTGCTGCTGCTGCAGGAGGTGCAACCACCTCAGCAGGTTTACTATCAGGAATCGGAAATGCTATTGCTGCTGTTCCAGTGTGGGGATGGATTGCCGCTGGATTGGGCGCTATTGCTACAATGTTAGATGACTCCGGCACTTTACACACTGGCGGTGCTTCTCGTTACAGCAGAAGTGGCGGTCTAACTTCGGGTAATTCAGGCGCTGCGTTTGATATTGGTTTTGGTCAAGTAGAGACAGGCAAGGAAACCATCTCTGCGATGGAAACCTTGTCTAAGTCTTTGGTTGAAATCTTTGATGGTATCGCTAAAACCTTCGGTAAGACTGCAGGTTATGAAGTAGCTGTAGCGTTTGCCGACGATACGTCAAAAGATGGTGCATGGGGTGCCTTTGGGGTTCGACTACAAGGCGTAGAGATTCTGAATTGGGATGACTTCCGTCAAAGTAAATGGGCACCTAAAGAATTCGGTGATGGTGAAGAAGGTTACAAACAGTACCTAGCTGCAATTGCTAAAGATACTCGTCAAGTGCTCCTCAACATGGATTTACCAAGCTGGGCAGATCAGATTCTAACAGACCTCGGTGAATCAGCCTCTATAGAATCCTTGTCTACAGCTATTCAACAGATTGGTGTTATTAAAGGCGTCTTCAACACGCTGACAACCACCTTGGTGGAGTTATCTGGAGCAAGCGATGAAACACTTGCTGCACTGATGACTCTTTCTGGAGGCATTGAGGCTCTACGTGCTAATGCAACAACTTACTATCAGAACTTCTACTCTGCTGAAGAACAAAGAGCAAATGTTCAAAAACAACTAGCCAAATCCTTCAAGGAACTTGGTCTTAGTATGATTGATATTGATGCCACTGATGCTCGTCAACAGTTTAGAGATTTAGTAGAGGCACAGGACTTGACTACAGAGTCTGGTAGAGAAGTCTACGCTGCATTGCTTGCCATTGCTGGGACTTTCGCTAGTGTAACAACGGAAGTAACTGGCTCTATTACAACTGTTGCGGATGCTCTTAATGCGTTACGTAATGAAACCCGATCAGTAGAGGATATTGCCCGGAACATTCTCAGTCTTGAGCAAGCAGTTTTTGAATCTCAGAATTCAGGTAATATTGAAGTTCTTAGAAATAATATACTACAGGGCTTGACTGAACAAGAGAGGGTTCTACAACGTCAACTATGGGCTATTGAAGACACGAGGACTGCGCAAGATAAGTTAGTTTCCGCTTATAAGGGTCAGGTAACTGCTCTTGATAGTAGTATTAACAGGCTTCGCACGTACTCCGACTCCTTAAAGAAATTCAAGGATTCGTTAACTCTAGGTGAACTCTCTCCGTTGACCCCAAGCGAACAGTACGCAGAAGCAAAGCGTCAATACGAGAGTAATCTAGCCTTGGCTATGGTAGGGGATGTAGGTGCTCAAAATGCCCTGCAAGGTAGCATTACGGCCTTCCTACAGGCATCCAGAACCTACAACGCAAGCAGTAGTCAGTACACCTCTGATTTCAATACTGCTCAAGCAGGGTTGGATTTCATTGCAAGCATAACACAAGATCAAGCTAACAATGAACAAATTCTAAGAGATGCTGCTGTATCTCAATTAGAACTTCTTGGTAGTATTGATGAGAGTGTAACCGCAGTGGGCGAACTTATATCTTCAGGTTTTATTGAGCTATCAAATGCAATCCTTACGGGGTTGTCTTTAGGTATTACTCCAAATCAAGGTGTACTAGATGCAGTTAATAACGGCCTTGGTGGTGGACAGTCAAGCTACTATAGCTCGTTACATACTACTAAAAGTCAAAGTAACCAACCTATTGCGATTATCCCTGTAAACCAAGCAAGTGCAATGCAATCTGATTCACAAGGTTTGGTTTCACTTAACTCTCAGCTAGTAGAAGAGGTTCGTAATCTTACTGCTCAAGTTATCCTACTCAGGTCAGAGCGACAGCAAGATACTAGAAGTCAAACTCAAATCCTTGCAACAGCAACAACCGAAGCTGGTACTGCGGTAACAGAAGCAATTAACAAGAGTAATTATACACAACAAGTTATTTCAGGAGCTAAACTAAATTGACAGAGATTGAATTTACAGATTGGCTAAAGAAAGGAGGACGGTACACGCTACTCGTAGAAGTAGATACTACTGTTCCTCGTTATCTTAGTACAGTTGCGTATACTACTCTACCAACAGATTCACCAGCGAACCGGGTATATTCGCCCGTAGTATCTGGTGGGGTTGCCTTTACGGAAACCTTGCCTCTGGACGGTAGTGCTACACTTAGTGTAGGGGATATTGAACTTAATAATGATGATGGTTTACTAGATTCATGGCTAGACGATATATGGGTCAATAAGCCTATCAGAATCTATATTGGGGATGTGTCTTGGGTTCGTGCAGACTTTAGATTAATCTTCACAGGAATTGTGGCCAACATTAACAGTAGAGCAGCTAATCGTCTAAACATATCCTTGCGTGATAAATTGCAAAGACTTAATACCCCTGTAAGCGAAACCTTGCTTGGTGGTACTACGTCCAACAAGGATAGATTAATTCCTTTGTGTTTTGGTGAAGTACACAATGTAGAGCCTCTTCTGGTAGACCCTGCTACTTTGAAATACAAAGTACACGGATCAGCAATTGAACGCCTGATTGAAGTCCGAGATAACGGAGTACCCGTCAGTATAAACGAATCGCTGATTGATGGCACTTTTACACTTGTTGCTCAACAAGCCGGAACAATTACTTGTAGTGTACAAGGAGATAAGCCTACTACTTACTCTAACCGTATTGCTGATACGATCACTAGACTCGTAACGGGATACGGTAAAGTATCTGACAGGTTGACTACTGCTGATATTGATACTGCTCAATTTGCAGCATTCAATACCGAACACCCTCAGCCGGTGGGGGTGTACTTGAATGACAGATCAAATGTTATTGAAGTGTGTCAACAGTTAGCTAGTTCTGTTGGTGCGCAGATTTCCATGTCTAGAGAGGGCTTGCTTCGCTTGTTGAAGATTACCCTACCGGCTACAGGAACACCATTGGTGGTTACACCTTCGGATTATGTCGCTAAGTCTCTGGAGATTAAGGAAAGGGTTGACGTGAAGGCTGCGATTAAGGTTGGCTACTGTAAAAACTATACTACGCAGACTGGTCTTAATACAGGATTACCTGCTTCACACAAAGACTTATTCATGCAAGAATACCTTAGTGTAACAGCGAAGAACCAAAGTGTAGCAGATACTTATAAGCTTAATACTGAGCCTGTTCAGACTGATACGTTACTACTTACGGAATCAGATGCTACAGCAGAGGCGAATCGCTTGCTGACCTTATGGCAACAACCGAGAACGGTGTATAAGTTTGTAGGTTACTCGCACTTACTCACTGTACCACTTGGTCAGGCATTGACGCTAGTATCTCCTAGATTTGGTTTATCCGAAGGTAAGACGGGTATTGTTGTAGGTATTCAGTCTGATTGGGTTTCTAGACGAGTTACCATAGAGGTTCTTATATGAGTGCAATTGTTAATACGAGGGATTTACTGCTTCAAGCTACATCTCCTCGACTTGCACCTATTCCTATCCCTATCAGTAATATTGAAGGGTTAGATGCTGCGCTGGCTAATGCGGGGCGTAGAGTAGATATTACAGCTACGTCTAGTACTTTTGCTGGAGTAAACAACCCTACCTCTATTACGCTAACCGCAGAGTTAAAGGGCGGGCTGACTGGTGAGGTTGTTTGGTCTGTTGTCACAGGTGCGCTAACCTTATCTCCAAATGGTAATACCTGCGTTATCAACAACACCAGTATGACTACAGCAAGTGCCGTTATCCGTGCAAGAGTTACTGTAGGTGGTATTAATTACGACGGTAAATACACTCTCACTAAACTGGGGTCACTAGCGGCACAGGATTATGTGAACTTGCAGACACAAGTAGCGGGGCAACTCAATTCGGGTAATATAACGGGTTTGGGTGCATTAGCCCTATTGAATACTGTAAACCTGAATACACAGGTTACGGGTGCTTTGGACGCCAAAACTCAGGTCAATAACCTTGGCGCACTTGCCTACGTCAATGGCCTTGCTGCTAACCAGATTGGAGCAGGCCAACTAGCTGCTGGGGTTGTCTATGCTGGTCAGATCATAGCCACACAGATTAAGAGTGGAAGTTTTGCCGGTGAGACTTTTACAGGAGGTACTTTTAGCGGCAGTGACATTCAGACTAATACCGGTACTATCGGTGGAGTTAGAATTAACACTAACGGCCTAAATACTGGCGGATTCAGCGGCTACGCATGGCCCGCATCGGGACAGAATGGGTTTCACTTAGGCCCTTATGGCTTGCTATTGGGTAATGCAAATGACGGGAAATATTTTCAGGTTACATCAGATGGCAATGTCTATGCTCCGGGGTTTAGTGTTGTTGGAGGGAATGCTACTTTTAGTGGTTCATTAAATGTAAAAAGCGCAGCATCTGGTGCAAGACTTGAAATTACGAACAATGTAATCAAGGTGTTTGATGCCAGTGGTGTGCTGCGTGTAAGGATTGGGGACTTACTAGCATGAGTTACGGTATAAAGGTATTTAACTCGTCGGGAGGAACCGTGTTTGATTCAACGCACAGTCTTGGTAGAGTTATAGGTAGAATAAATACAGGAACAACAAATGGAAGTTATACATACAATGGTACAGTCGATGGCACGTTCTTTGCTGACCTTATGGGGGCAACAACGGGTTCTCCCAGCCTTTCTACATCGGGTAATACAATTACGTGGACTTTCTCCAATACGTTCTTTGCGCCACAAGATTCTGTTGTCATCTTTGGTAGTTATTAGTGCGTGTGGTGGGGGTGGTGTGGGTGGTTTAGACAACACCCCTCAGTCTATTGATATATTATCAGAATTTAGGAGTGAAAATATGCCTTACGGCTTTAGAGTAGTTGGTAATTCAGGTTCAGTGCAAGTAGATGAAAATTATGTCAACCTTGCCCTAGCGCAGAGTGGAACCATAAATGTACCGGCTTCTGAATTTGGGGTTGAAATTACAGCATACGGCCTGAATACACCAATGATGTGTATTCAGACAATATCTGGAGGTGCAGTGGTGGTTTCTAGCAACAACAGTTTGCCCAATGTAACTTACAGATTCACAAATTATGAATCTTCTGCAGTCATAAAATGGTTTATTTTTGATAAGACAGTACCGGCATCAACTGGATATGGTCTAAATGTATATGATGCAGGAGGTGGTGTTACTTTCAGTAGTGACTGGAGTGTTATGAGAATTGGTGCAGTAGGTAAGGTTCCTGACTTTAGTGATGCAGATGCAGGGTTCCCGCCCTTACAAGTTAATGCCCCCTATGCGGGACAGTGGGCAGCTTGTGTTACGTCTGTCAGGGTTGGAGTTGACAGTGGTGGCGGATCGGGAGTAGCCAAGATTCACGTAGATGGAGTACTTACCGGGGCCAATTACGCAGTAGTACAGGATACGACAGTAGGACTTCTCCCGACTGATGGTATGCCTATCGTGGTTCAACCCGCCGGTGGCAGTCTTATACTCGTTGACGTAACCGGTTACTAATAAACCAAAATGCCTCAAATTAGAATAATCACCGACAACGCAGCAGATCGTGCTACTATTACTGTAGCCAATACTGCTGCTGGTATGGGTAGCGACAAACTCAAAACAGACATCAAGGGTGAAGTCTGCAGGGTGCTTGCCTCGTCTGCTACTATTACACTAATATGGCTTAAGCTGGAAACAGTTGGTGCTGCGGTAATACCTGCAAGTAATCTTGGCCCATCCAGTACCATCCGAGTAAGGGCGTACCTAGATGAAGCAGGAACTCAGATTCTAGCTGATTCCGGGGTGAAATGGGCAGCACCTGGGACGATATTAGAGAACTGGGATTTCTCTCAGGCATTGAATGTAAACGCCTTTACAGACGGTGTAGCCCCTATTACAGCTTGCTACCTCTCTGAACAAGTAGCGTGTCGTCGTGTCGTTATTGATATTACGAACCCTGATAATACTTTTATTGATATGTCTAGGATTATCACAGGAGGTTATCATGCCCCTAAGTACGGGGCGAGTTATGGTGCTTCTATTGGGGTTAATGACCTCACACAAAACACCCGCACAGCCAGTGGTGATATTAAATCAGACTGGGGGCCACGTAATAGTACACTGCAATTTGATCTAGGTTGGATTGATAACATAGATAGAGAGCGGGTTAGACAGTTAATATCAAGAGGTGTAGGTAAGTTTTTATTTATCTCTTTACTAGCCGAGCATGATGATCCTGTATTAGAAAGGGACTATAGTATTTATGGTAAACCCTCTCAAGCAGGGTCTATATCCTTCTCGGCTTTTAACCTACACAATACAACATTTCAGATTGAAGGATTCTAAATATGGCAACACAGAGATTTTATGACGGGCAACCCGGCCCGGATATTCGGAGAGAACTTAATAACTTCGAGGCTATATTAGATGGAACTGTTGCAGCAGCACAAGCCGCCTCTACGGCTGCTACTTCTGCTAGTGTAAAGGCACAGCAGTGGGCTGATGCTGCACCCGGAGTAGAGGTTGAGACTGGCAAGTATTCTGCTAAACATTGGGCAGATAGGGCTCAGACCACCGTAACCGGAGGTCTTATCTATCGCGGATCGCACTCGGCTGCTTCGGGGGCATACCCCGCCACCCCGTCGCTTGGTGACTACTACAAGATCAGTGTCGCCGGGACGTTGGGCGGAGTAGAATACAGTGTAGGCGATAGCCTCATTTATAACGGCACCGACTGGGATAAGATCGACTCTACGGATGCGGTTACTTCTGTTGCCGGTCGGGTGGGTGAGGTAGTTCTTACCAAGGACGATGTGGGCCTGGGCAATGTGGACAACACAAGCGATGCCAACAAACCCATCTCAAGCGCCACCCAAACAGCCCTAAATGGAAAAGAGCCAGTAATCGCAGCACCTGTATCCGCACCTACAGAGAAATACTGGCGAGGCGACAAGACCTGGCGCGACTTCTTCACCGATGTTCGTGCAGCAACCCTTACCGGACTTAGCACTGCGACAAACGCTGTGGTAGTAGCAGCAGACACTGTGCTTGCTGCCATCGGAAAACTACAATCTCAGGTGAGTGCCAAGTTCGACAAGACGGGTGGAGATGTTGACGGGAACATCAACTTCACTGGCACCGGTCGGCGCATCACTGGCGATTTCAGCAACGGCACGGTTGCTAACCGGACGCTGTTTCAGACCGGGGTGGCGAACGATGCAACAGACCTAACCATTGTTCCAAACGGCACAGCCACTTATGCTGCTGTTTCAGCGAGGTCAAGTTACTCAGAAAATGCGTCTGTCGCTGCACTCGTCGTTGATGTGGCTGCCGTTACGCTTGCGTCATATAAGACCGGCTCAGGCGCATATCTCCCGCTCACCTTCTTCGTAGGCAATGCAGACCGCATGCGCATCGACCCCACCACCGGCAATGTCCTAGCCACAAGCGGCGCACTTGGCTACGGGGCAGGCGCTGGCGGGACTGTGGTGCAAGATACGAGCAAGACCACACCGGTGGCGCTGAATAAGCCGACTGGTCAGATCACGATGCACAACGCGGCGTTGGCTGCTGGTGCTTTGGCGACTTTTCAATTGAATAACAATCTAATCACACCAGTAGATGCATTAATTTTAACAACCGACGCCTTTTCAATTATTGGCTACCCAACTGAAAAGTACTCAGTGTCGTGTTCTGTCTTAGCCTCAGGGGCACACATAACCGTAAAAAATATTTCTGCGGGGTCTTTGTCCGAGGCGCTGCGCATTAATTTCACCATCATCAAAGGAGCCACATCGTGACCCTCAAACAACTGATCCGCTACGAAAATGCACCGGCACTTGAAGCCACATGGGTTGATGAAAACGATGTGGTCATCAAGTGCCAAGCGTACAGCAATGCACAGATGGATATGCTCCGCGCTGATCTTGGCGCAGACGCTGCTCAGTACGAGGCGCTAATTGCAGAAGTAGAGGCCACCTATGTGCCGCCTGAGCCTCAGCCAATCCCCGTTCCGCAACAGATCACCCGCGCCCAAGGTAAAGCGGCCCTAATCATGCAGGGCTTGTGGGGCGCAGTGCTCGATTACGCGGCATCTATCCAAGACCCAACACAGCGCGCACTTGCCGACGTGGCGCTCAACGACACCCTGACATGGGAGCGCTCCAGCCCGTTTCTCAATGCTACCGCCGCTGGGCTGGGCATGACAGACGAGCAGCTTGACGCCTTGTTCATTCAAGCGGGGGGGATCGCACTGTGAACTACGAGAAGTACCTACAAGCCGCAGGTGTTCACTCCTAATTGGTTTTTCATACAAAAGGAAGAAGAAATAGAGGATTTATGCAGGAGAATAAAGAAGAAGCCACCGTTCAAGTAATTGCCGAGCGTATCAGTTCATTGCACGGGGATGTAACTGACTTGCGCAACGATATGCGGGAGAGTTACAAAGAAATGTCCGAAGCAATCAAAAGCTTAATCAGGCTTGAAGAAAAACAAATGAATCTTTATAGTCATTATGAAGAAATTAAGAAAGAACAGACCCTTCAAGAAAAACGTCTAGATGCTCTTGAGAAAGAACAGCCAGAAACTAAGAGAATCGTAGGGTTAGCTTACAAAGCTATGTGGATGGCTGCTGTGGCTGCTATTAGTTTCATTGCTAAAGCTGTAGGGTTGATTTGAGGAGATGATATGGCTATACCAGATAAGATTAGAAAACCAATTATAGCTTTAGTAATATCCGCTGCAGGTCTTGGTGGTATAGCTGTTCATGAAGGCTATAGAGATAAAGCTTACATTCCAGTGCCGGGAGATGTGCCAACTATCGGATTTGGCAATACAACTTACGCAGATGGCTCTAAAGTTCAACTAGGAGACAAGATTACCAGAAAAGAAGCAACAGAACTTCTTGGTAATACTGTAAGCATATTTGAGAAGCAAATAAAGGTTTGTATCAAAGTGCCTCTTGCTCAGAATGAGTACGATAGCTTTGTTTCTCTCAGCTACAATATCGGCGCTAAGGCATTTTGTTCGAGCACTCTTGTTAAGAAGTTAAACACTTATGACTACGAAGGTGCCTGTAATGAAATCCTAAAGTGGGATAAGTTCAAAGGTAAACCACTTCCGGGGTTGACTAAACGTAGACAGCAGGAGAATAAACAATGCTTGGGATTATAACTAATCTACTAGGCGGCTGGCAAGTTAAACTTACTATTCTGGTTATTGTTCTTATCTCTCTTTTTGTTTGGCACAGAGTTGAAGTCAATAAAGCAGTAACACAAGCCACAAATGAACTGAAGCTAGAATACTCTAAAGAAGTCTTTAGACAAATCGAAATTGCTAAAGATGAAAGTATTAAACTCAAAAAAGAGAAGGAAAAAGCCGATGCTGAATACAAGAAAAATCTCGCTAGTGCTAATGCTCGTTACGAGTCTCTTCATCGCTGGTTGTCAAACTTGCCCAAGCATCACAGTGCCAGCGACAATCCCGGAAATCCCGGAGATGCAGAAAGTAGACCAAAAGATATTGTTGGAAAACTCTCAAGAGCAGATGGAGAAAATCTTGCGCAATATGGTCTTACCACCGAAACCCTGAGACAAGGTTTGCTGAGTTGTTATAGGCAATACGATACTGTAAAGGAAAAGCTAGACAAGCTCAGATTGCAGAATAGCTCTAAAACCGATTAAAACAGGCCAAGAAGAGCCTGAAAATAAAAACTAAGGGGTGTGTATACCCCGGATATAACTAAGCCCCTGAGAGCCTATAAAAAGGTTCCAGGGGCTTTTCTTTTGTCTAATCAATAAGGTACTTTATTTTCTTCGCACCATTCATAGAAAGATTTATGGATATTCAAGGATGGTTGAATATGAGTATTAAACAACTTCTCGAAATAATTGCAACGGTTAAGCTCTGCTTCACGATCTTCAATCTCATCTTCATGGAACTCCCACCAACCCCAACGAACAGCTTCCGAGTGTTCAAATTTACATCCAAAAAGCTTAGCGAACCACCCAGATTCGTACTCTTGTTTGGCTGCGTTGTATTTGGCCTTAACATCCTCAGACCTTCTCTTCCATCGTGGAATTGAGTATTCCGTGAGATACCGCTTGTAATCTTCAATTCGAATTAAATCTTCTTTCATGCAACCTCCTTCTTTAAAAAGTTCACAACCTTCTCTCGGAATTGAGTAAGGTACTTATTAGCCCATCTGCGAACGAAGTATGATCTAGCTACGCTTACAAACGTCATAAAAATTCCGACTGCAATAACTTGGGTTGTAGAAGCTGTAATACCAACCCAAGGGAAGATTACGAAGTTAGCTACTACAGAGACTCCAAAGCCAATCCCAACATTCAGTATGGACTCTATAAGACTATCAATTTTAGATTGCAAGTTATTCCTCCTTAAAATTTACTCTACTAGCATCTTGCCAAGGTTCAGAACTGTCATAGTCCCTGTAGAAATCCAAGAACTTCTTGTACTTCTTGGGAACAGGTTTAGTCAGAAGTATAGCATCTCTTTCAACTTCTGACCAGATGTATTGCTCATAGAACCAAAAGGAGATATCCTCATCTCCAATCCGCTCATCTGCTTGTTCTTCAGTCAGACCATCGTATTCCATAATGAAGTTCTTGTAGTCTTGAACAACTTTAGAATAAGGTAGGAACCAAACTCTATCACAAGTTCCTCGGATAACCCAGCCTTTTTCTTTAGGGATTTGCAAGTCACTTCTCCTTCTTTACAATAACAGAGTCAACCAAGGCTCGATGCATTGCTTCTCCAGCCTTGAACAGCACCCATTGATCCCTGTTGCGTTCATCAGGTTGAATAGCTTCGGTTCTATAGGTGCGAGTGTTTCCATCTGCAATATGCACCCATAGAACAGAGTTAGACCATCCCGGCCCAGAGCAGTATTCGGGAACAACAGCAATGATGTACTCATGTTTCTTGAGTTTAATTTGAACTTTTGGTTTAGTAGTTAGCACGTTTACTCCTTCTCAAACATAGAAATCTTTTTGTCAACGCTCAAATAATGATCCCAAACATCTTGCAAGGTAGTATTAGTTTTTCTAGCTTGAAACAAAAGACCATTGTACTTCACATCCTTGATTGCAATGGCAAAGTCCTTCTGAGATTCTAGATTTTTAAATAAGCCCCAAGCATTAGCTAACTTTTCAAGAGACTGTTCTACTTCCTTTTCAATATTAATTGCTTTTTCTTTCCACTCTGGGAAGTAAGCAATAAACTCATCAAGTTCACCTGTAAACAATAGACGTAGTAGATTCTTCTTTGTAGGAAGAGGATCATTGCCACGAATAGAATGAGCTACCACATATAGAGAACTTTTGACCTTCATTCGCTTGTTACCGATAGGGTCATAAATTACAAAGCCTTCTTGCAGGTCAGGGAGAGAATTAGCCAGCTTTACTACTTCTTCCATGTCGTCTGCGGAATATACTCGCGCTTGACGGATGTTCAAAGGGTGTAGCCACAAGTCTTTTACAAGTGTTTTATAATCCCAATCCTTTTCTCCATCATTTGCTGACAGAATAACCATCATAGGCTCTTCATACTTGGTAACAATTCTATTTTCTGGAGAAGTATATTCAAATACAAAAGTAGTGTTCTTGGGATAACTATTAAAGATTAATTGAAATTCATCTTCATTGACTTCAAAAGCATCTAGTACCTTGTCTCGGAAAGTCCCACCCATAATGTGTTCACCTTCTGCAAAAGCCATGCCACGGGTAGAGATATGCCACTTACCGTTGTGATTGTAGACACCAATCAATGAACCGTCCGCCTTTTCCATAATCACAGAACGGGACAGGTCAAAGTCGTGGTAGTACTCCAGAGCTTCGCCGTAGTTGAAGAAGCGATCAAACTTACGGGAGACTACTTCAAAAGTGAAAGTGTCCAAGATAAGGCTCCGGCATTCAATTACAACAGGGTGCATCTTTGGACTATCAATTTGATGATAGTCCAATAGAACGATACCTTCTTCGTCATAAAATTTCACTTTGATTCCAAATTGTTCTGTCAGTGCATTGAAGCATTCCGTTGTGAACTTGCCTTGTTCTTTCTGTTCAGTTAAGAACTTTTGTACGTTAAGCATAACTTCCTTTCAGTAGTTAAAATAAAACCCCTCACCGACAAGGAGCCAATGAGGGGTATCTTATAGCATTAGATTTTAGTTGTCAAGGGGTTAGATTCCCAAGAAGTCCTGAAGTTGCTTTTTAGTCAAAGACCCGGACTTGCGCTTCAGTTCGTTGCCTTGGTCATCCTGAATGATCAGTGTAGGAATACCAGAAACTTTCATCTTAGACAAAGCTTGTCTGTCTAGGTTGTCAATGTCAATGTCAATGTATTCTACGATGTACTCAGAAAGATCAATAGAACTTAACAGAGCAGTTTGTGTCTTGCACGATTGGCACCATGCACTTCCAAATTTTAATAACTTCATAATCTCCTCCTACATGCAGGCTTCGCACTCGCCTTTTGACGCCTGTACCCCAGCTTGTGTATAGACGTAATACAAAGCAAGAATATTAGGATCAACAAAAGCCTCTTGATGAACTTCAGCAATCCAAGCCGGGTCTTCATCAGCAGAGAAGAACAAGTTCAGAGATTGCCACTGGTCGATGTATCTACTACGAGCAGAAGCTAGACGAAGAACAGCTTTCTGATTAATTTCAAACGCAGTTTTAAAGACTTCCTTTTCTTCAGGAGTCAACCAACTCACGCCTTGAACAGAACCTTGAGCATCCGTAATCTCTTGGATGTGCTTCTTAGTATAGACACCTTTCTTCTTCATCAAATCAAGCAAGACAGGGTTAGTACGATCTACTTCACCAGCAGAAGTCATTTGAGTATAACTCATTGCAGGATCAGGATTAATACCTTCAGAAATACCCCCGATTAAGAGTGCCGTACTTTTGGTCGGTGCGATTGCAATCAGGTGGGTATTACGTACATCATATCCTTTGCACCATTCAGGTTCTCCAAGTTCGCTGGCCATGTCTTTAGTTGCAAGAGTGGCTTCTTTCCAAATAGTTGCAGCCACTTCTTGACTTAGCATGTGTGCTTCAAAGCTTTCGAATGGCAGCATCTTTTGTTGAAACAAAGTACAGATACCGGCTTGACCAAGACCAAGCGCTCTGGATTTCTCGGTGAATCGTACAGCTTTTTCTAGTCCGGGAACAGTCTTAGCTTTTTCAATAAACTCAGAAGCTACGCAATCAAGAAAGATAGTTGCCCAATAAACAGCAGCAGTGTTTTTCCAATCATCGTATTTAGCTACATTCATTGAACTTAGAACACAAGTGTAAGTATGCTCATTGTCGTTGAAAAGCATAATCTCTGAACAAAGTTGGGAGTTGTTAATAAACAATCCCTTGTCTACATACATAGCAGGACGCTTGACGTTAGCCTTATCCACAAAGAAGAAATATCCCTTACCTGTAACCATCTTGACTTTGAGAGCCTTCTGATAGCGCTCAATAGCTTCTTTTTCACCGGAGTTTAGACTATCAATGAAAGATTGTTTAATGGTCCAACCTACGTTCAGGTCATCAGGTTCTGCAAGAATATGCTCAACTACTTCATGGAAATCTCCATGCTCAATATCCAAATAGCAAGCCCATGCTCCTCTACGTGCAGTACCTTGTGCAATACTACGCATGGCTTGAACATGCTCTTTAATCACAGGCATAACGCCTGAAGCTTTACCACCTACACTAATCTTGCTGCCTCTTGGGCGAATATGGCTCAGATCACTTGCTGTACCGAATCCGTATTTAGTCAGCAGAGCTACTTCACGGAGATTACTGTAGAAACCATCTACGGAGTCTTCTACTACTGTACCAGAGCAAGATACGGGCATACCACGATTAGTCCCCATGTTTGCAAGAACTGGAGTACTCGGAGATAGCCAGCCATTCCACAAAAGATTGAAGAAGTTACTTTCAGCCTCTTTCTCGTATCTTGTTCCAATTAGGTGTTTAGCAGCAGTCTTAGCAATTCGTTCAAATTGCCCACGAACACTACGTCCTTCCGTCTGGTACTCGTACTTCTCTTTGAACATCTGATACCCACCAGTACTGTACCACTCAGGTACAAACCCCTCTACTTGTAGACGCTTTCGTTCTTCACTAAGTTCTTTATAGATATTACTCATTCACTTCCTTTCCACACAAAACCAGATTGATCCCAGTTGCGGTTATATTCTCTGCCTTGACCCGAGAAGAAATCATTAAATTGAAACTTATTGATTCCATCGTAGAACCATTCTGAGATTGGGTTGTATTTAACCTCGTATTCCTTTTTATAACCAAGTTCCTTCAGACACTCATTCAATCTAGACTGAACGAAGCATTCAAGTTGGTGAGCAGTGATACCACGAATGTCTCCCTTCTCAAATAGTTTTGCAATAATTTGACATTCGTGCTCATAGATCAATCGAACAACGCATCTAAGCTTCTGTTCAAGTTCTACCTCTTGCTCTATTGATAGATTACGCAACCCCTTCAGGTACTTAAATGACCATGCTCCAGCTACTGAGTGAATATTTTCGTCCCGAACAGAAAAATTAATTCCTCGCACTACGTTCATCAGTTTATTCTTACCCTGAGATTGGTAGTGCTTCAAGAAGGCAAAATTGCTGTATAGGATACCACCCTCAACAAGACTAAAAGATGCCAATGATACAAGGTCATCAGGGTCACCAATCAAGGCACCAATATGTTCTACTCTTGCTTTCAGAACAGAGTCATCAAGATAACTTAGGTAAAACTCTGGGGTGTCGATATGCAGAAGCTGATTGATTTTGTTATAGAACGGTGCATGAACTGCAAGTTCAAACATGGCAAAAACTGAAGCCATACGATGAAATTCTGCACCATCAAAAATCTTTTTAAACCGTTCTCCCCAGTATTCGTCCCCTGCGTGAGTTTCATAAATGCTGAAGAGTTTAAGCGTGGTGATTACAGCGTGCTTTTCAGCCTCTGTGAAATTAACCAAAACGTCCTGAATATCTTTCTCTACCTTTACTTCATCTGCTGTCCAAAATACTTTAAGTTGTTGTTCTGCAAAATCTATTGGCTCCTGTCTTTCATTAATCGGAAGTAGATATTTTTCCATAATTTCCTTTGTTGTTATTAAATCTTATTCACTTTCAACTTCCCCACGCAACCGGTAGCAGTCTACTAACAGGCGATTTCCCGTTGCCCGATCCTTAGATGCTTGCGATGCGTACCCAGACTCTACCCAAGCCTTGTCCGTTCTAGACATACAAACCCAACGCCACGTTGTAATGATATTATTGAAACGATTACGATGCGTATTCATCTGCTCATCAATTGGAAAATTAAATGCATCCAATCCGCAGTCATATAGCATTTGCTTGAAAGTATCAGGATTATCATCAATCCATTCTTTATTGATCCAGGGCATCACTGTTTCTAGTTCCGACAAGCTGATAGCTTCAAAAGCTGCAATGTTTAGCGCCATATTTCTCCTTTCGCAAGAAGAGGGGAATAACGATTATACCCCTTACTTCTTAAAATGTCTAGTTAATTATTTTCCAACAGCTTACGATGCTGAATAAACCCCTTCAGATTTGCACTCCACAAGTTACCTTCACGGTCTACGTGGCTAACACCTTCTTCCCATACGTTAGGGTTGAATACTGAAAGATGCTGCAACTTCGTAACTTTCATAGCAATACCTTGATGTTCGCATGGGCTGTAATGCGGTTTAGGTCCATCAAACAAGCGATTATAAATCTCCATCGCCTTCTCAAAACTGTCATCTAGTTTTCTGTAAGAAACCTGTCCGCAGCAACTGGCACTAATCTTCAAAGCATCTTCAAGAGAAAGGATATCGTCGTTACTATCTAGATAGATTACACCCTCTCGTGGATCATTACGTAGCCTACCTACATATGGAACATGAGCCTCACCGGCACGAAGTTCAAAAGGAATACTACCAGCCTTCGCTTCTTTAATCTTTCGTGCAAGGTCAACAATCTCTGGTTGTGCAGCATCTGGATCATCACGAAGCCATTCAAAGTTGCCCCACTCAGTACCTGTCATCACTACTTTGATTCGACTAAACGGTTCCGTGAGCCTGTTACTCCACATCTTGTGAAGGCCAATATCAGACAATCGCTTAGAGAAGATAAAAGCATTCTTAGCAGCTTCTGCCCACAAAGCCTTAGCGGATTCCAACTCAACACCCTCTAGTACTTCTGAAGCTGACATCCCTCCCTGATTCTTACCCCATACAATAGGTGTTACTGGATCAGATTCATTAATAGACAGAACGGACTTAACCGGAACAGCGCGGGAAGATTGAGCATTCTTATTGAGCATTTTGTGCGTAAGCACTTCTGCCCAAATATAACGGTAGGTTTCAATCTCGTATGTAGTGATGCGATTACCGCTGAGATTGATACTGTCTTGAATTACTTGTACTGAATTAAAACTCATTCTTCCCTTTCAAAGACTAAAACGATCATCCTTACGATACAGCAAATCTGGATCGTGTTCGCTCTTCTGAACTTCCACTCCGATTTCATTTTCAAGAACAACGAATGAATCAAAAGGACTGTCAAGGTTCTTCACATGAAAACGGTTAGGTTCAAGCACCTCCACAATCTTGCAATTCTTCCCATAAGCTTTCACTTCATCGCCTAGCTTATAAGTCCGATTCTCAGCAACCTTTTCAATAGCTTGCTTTACTTCTTGGATTTTGTTTTCTTTAGTTTTAGCGCTCACAACTTCGTTGTTCTCTTTCATAGTGTTTCCTTTCAAAAGAATGTTGGTTGAGCTACACTACGTGTAAGCGCCATTAGACCAGTTTGAAAATCCGTAGCACCAATGCTTACCCATCGCTGATCAAGACCTTCTGTAGTGCGTAGTTTATTGACCAATTCTCCCAACTCTGCTCCTTTGGTTTTAATTTCGTTCATAAGATCAATCTCAACTTGAGACAGTTCTCGATAGCCTTTAATTTGTCGATGTTGATTTTCCATTTTTAATTTCCTTTCTTAGTTTCTTCTTCCAACTCTAACTGAAGCAGTGCAAGAGCACGCCAAGCAAGCTTTGCACTGTGCCGTTGACCATCCGTATCGAACTTACCTCGATCAATCAAATGCCGTCCAATACAATCTGCGTGGTCAGTGCTCTTTGTCTTATCCCAATGAAGTTCTTTGTCAGGATGATGCTGTTGATTACCAGCCCAAGAGCACTTAGCAACTTCAGCAATAGCCAGTGGAAAGTAATCAAGTACCCCAGAGACAATCGGAATTTGCTTTCGTTCTTGAGCGTCTGTTGGGAGGAGCATGTCTGCCTTTTCAACATCTTCAATCTTGCAAAGATTATGTTTTGCAATACAAAGCATGACCCCATCTTCATTAATGTACCAGTCATCGTAGACGTGTTGCCAGTCTTGACCAATACTAATAAACCCCTTCAGGTTTGCTACTGCCATATGCGTTGGTTTAAACATCATTCTCCTTTACCAAAACAACCACTCAAATCATTCTCTACAAAACTTTTACACTTCAAGTACTTCCCGTTCATATCCCGAACAACGTAGCGTTTGTAATCAGAATTATAACCGAAAACAGTCTCCTTGTTCTTAACAGTCTTGTAGAACTCTTGCGTCTGTTGAACTTCCTCTAGTGTAGTCGGAAACTTAGAAAGATTATTGTCAGCAGTCTTTACCATTGCTACATCTACTCGTGCTCCCAGTGCCTCTAGTTTCTGGATGTATCCAAAGATCGTAACGAGCGCGTCCATGCAAGCGTCCAGCTCTTCTACTAGATCAGTTTCTTCCAAAGCCTCGGCTAGTTCTTGTACTTCACTTTGGATGTACGAGAGTTGTTGTTTTCGTGCTTTTGGTTCAATCTCTAGGTTCTGCCCTGCAATCTCGCAAGCCTTCAGGGAGTTCTCATATAGGTAAGTTAGTTCTTTCAATCTTTCTCCTTATAAATTTCACAGTGCTCAAACGGAACAAAGTTCCAACCAGAGTAGGGGTCATCGGGATTGGGTTTAACCCAATAGCAATCACTGTCGATACGTCTGACGTGAAAAGTCTCCCCTATGCGGTTATCATACCATGAACGGTTATTACTTGACTTGGTGATTTTGATTTTCATAGTATTAATCGTGACCGTATTCTTCAATATCAAAACCTTGTGCAGTAGCAACTACTCGTACATGATTACCAAAAGTCTCCAAGTAAACATCTTCGTCAATACTATCAAGAATCTTCACGAACTGCTGCACAGCTTTGATATCTACCCCCGAATCAATAATCTTTTGACGTTCATTTTTGTAGTAATCGCTCTTCATGAACAAATCAGAGAAGTCACTTACGAAGACATTTTCAGTTTCACCTTCATATTCATCATAGCGAACGTCATCAATCTCATCTAGCGGGCAGTTCGTCACAGAGATTTCATTACGCCTAAAAGTACATTCATCGCCATCATTGAAGTATGGAGTATATTGCGTCCATACGAATGCTGTTACTTGAGGGTTGTCCTTGAAGAATGCCTTAGTCAAACCCTTCAGATGTTCTTGCATCTTTGTTTGGTATTTCGTTTGCAAGTCCTGACGTTCTTTGTTCAAGGCTTGAATCTCTTTTTCAATCTTATAAATTTCCTTCACATTATCTCCTTTCAAGAGGTAAATCAGTCAATTAAAATCTGCTTGACTTTAGCAGTATTACGTTTCTCTGTGCCGTTCATCCAAGGCTGGATTTGCATGTTGTTCAGGTACTGCTCCATTGTTGGAATGAATCCAAGGTCTTGCGTAATATGGTCTTCAGCTACATCTCTGGGAGAGTAAGTTTTACCTTCAGAATTAACGCGAGTTGCACCGAAGACTTTCTCTACAATAAAACAACCAAAGCTACTATGCAAGATTGCACGATGGCGAATATCAGGGACGGAAGATTTAGATGAGTCAATGAAATCATCAATATCCATGTAGTCTTCTGGCACCCCTCCGTACTTCTTGGCGTGAATTCTTCCGTGCAGGTAGGGTTTCATCTTACCCAATCTCCTTTTGAATCAAGTACCATCGGTTCAAGCACAGGAATAGAATCAATAATCAATCCAGTGCCGACAATAGGCCGTTTGATGTTAACGTTGTTGTAATTGAACGCATACTGATCATCATCAATCAGGCAACCGCACTGCATTCCCCAATAAAGATCGTTACTGTTAGCCCAATAATCAATCTTAAATCTTTCGTGGAAATGACCTTGAACAGCATTCATACCGCTTTGTTGACTTAGCTTCAATACATCTGAACTCTTTCCGTGATGCACGTAACACTGCTGTCCATTTGGCAGCGTCAAAGTAAGATCAAAACTCCAATTCCACCCTTCACCTACTCCAAGTACATCATTATAGCTCTTAATGTAGTGCTTCGGAATGCCGTTTGTCTTAGCTTTACGCCACACTAGGCTACCATGATTTGACTCAATGATATCCATCTTAGGAAAGATTTCTTCAAGTTCTTTGATGTAAGGAATACTAACCTCAAGTTCATGCCCAGCAGAGTAACCATTAGGATCATGCTCGTGGTAGCTCAGACTGTGTTTATCAAGCTCGTCACCCAAACAGATTACTCGTGTAGGATTGTACTTCTGTTTTAGGTGCCGAAGAAAATCAAAGCTGTCTTCATGGTGGAATGGAATATGCAAATCAGAGATAAACAAAATTCTAGAGTTATCTTCTGTATCCTTCTTTGGTTTAGAAGTAGTTCCCTCAGAAGCCAACACCCGATTTACACTACTCTTCTTAGTCTCTGACCCAAGAACAAGTTTAGCAATCTCCCTCGAAGAAAACCCCAATTCACTCAGAGCTTTCATCTTATCTTTTGTGCTTTGTGAATGCTGCGTCAAATTTACTCCTTTTCTTGTTCAAAGAATGTAATGTTGTAGTAAGGCTCATCTTCACTATAGCAGTAATGCCCTGCTTTCAGATTGATACCTACACTTTTGTCGCTAACAAAATAACCGTTACCTCGTAGAAACTTCACGAAGTTATCTAACGCAGCATACCACGAATTCTCTTCAAATTCATGAGTAACAACTGTACCGTCATCGTGAGTTGCTTGTAGTTTAAATTTCATTGCTTCTTCCTTTCTTCAATCATTGTTTTCACCTGCTCATAACTAAACTTCCGGGTCAGCAAAGCCTTTTTAAAGAGCTTTTTACGTTCGGTGCTGTTACCCCCTTGCCTCTGCCCTAGAGCCTCTAAAACAGCCTTCTTATCGCCTTCTGGAAGGCTGTTGAACATCGTCTGAGCTTTCTTCAACCAGCCGGGGTGAACGTACCGAGTATCTTGTTCTTTTTCAAGGTAATCTGCAGCTTGTCGTAGGAAGTCAGGAAGTGTATCAGAGTACCAGTAGCTCAAGTATCTTGTATGAACCCCCTCCAGTTTCCCCAAAGCTGCATTGACTTGACGGTGAAGAACTCCACGAACAAATTGACTTTGATGGCAATGATCTAGACACAACTTGTCTGTTGGTAGCTCTAGACCTGTGAGAGCATCCTTACCTCCTTGTTCTTCATAAAGAATCTTACGAACCTTTGCTACGTCAGTTGGTGAATAAAGATGCTTAGGTTCCTCCTTAACCTCTCTGTGAAGCCTCTGATGCGCCCCGCACTCATTACAAGTGCAGTATCCCTGAAGGTCATCCATTAGGTTTCTGACGGAGTAGCTTTCGCAGTTGCATCTGATGCATTTAAATGTCATTCTTCACCATAAAGTACTTCCCTCCAATTCAGAATCTCTTCGTCTGTCATTCCAATGTGTTCAACAGTTTCTGCGATCCCTTGGTACAACTCAAAAAATTCCACAAACCAAGTTCCTCTCGGGTATTCATGTCCTTCGTGAATCACTTCACCATTTAAGATGACCACGCACCAATCCCCTGAGTCAATGTTGTTGTCAATGAAAGTAATTCTGCTGCTCATGCTACGTCCTCATAACCAAACAACTTCCCTGAGTCAAAGTAATACGTTTTACTCTTACCGTCAAACTCATAAGTCTCGTGATAAAAGTTTCCCGTAAATTGTCCTGTACTTTCGTCAGTGCATTTACCATGTTCCTTGTCGAACTCATAAGTAGCTTGCACAGCATCACGAAGTTCTTGTGTTTTGATTTGAATCATTCCAGTGTCACTCCATAACGTTTATAGAAATCATACGCAATCAATGGATCGTCCTTAGTCTCTTTCATTCGGCAGCAAGCGTGATAGAGGTTCAGCATATGCTTCCAGTCACTTTCAATCTTAGCACCATTCCAAGCTGTGTATTCAAATGGAGTAGGATACCACTTCTGATATTGCTGTACAACCACTTCTAGAACTTCTTTCTCGGTCTTGCAAGGTTCAAGCAACTTCAATGCGGACTTCTCCCCGAACTTAACCCCGCACAAGTCTGTGGGTTTGAAACCGTCTGTTCCGTCACCTATCAGTTGCTGGAGTCCGTACTGCTTCATTCCTAGTGCTCTGACTTTGCCCTTATCATCTTCCCAGATACTACCAAGATCAGGAATCACTTGAACTCCTTCTTCTGGTTTATCGGGGTTAAACAAAGACAAACCAGAGTACGCCTTGGAATCCTTGTCTCCGGTACAAAGAATTGGAATATCTCCTCGTTTCAAAATTTCGTAACCCATCCACACCTGCATGTCATCAGGCTCTTCGTTTTGAGTGACAATTGCTTTGTACTTCTTCCATGCGTAAGTCTGGACTTGTTTCAAAAGCAATGGTTTCAAACCAACCCGATTGGACTTGTACTTTGTTGGTAGAGGAAGATCAGAGCGAAAGTTAGTCTTTCCTGAAATCATATAAATGACCTCATCACACCAAAATGAATCAAGGATAAACTTAATGTGATTATTCAAGACATGAAAAGCATGTTCTGCTGGTTCAGCTTCTTGTGTATCTTCAATCTCGTACTCACTTAATTTGTCAATCTTATCTTTGCTTTTCAGCAAGTCCTTGAACTCTGTCCGTGTACTAAAGGATTTCTGAATTCCTGTAGGAGAGTGAGTAACAATAATTCCTCTCTCTTCAACCGCAGCAGCAGCTTTGTACACAGGGGTATCGAGGTCAATAAGTGCAATTACTTTACTCAATAGTCTCTCCTTTTCAAAAAATTCTTTTCGGTTCCCAGTTAATTAACTTACCATACACGTGCTCTTCAAGAACATCTCTGTATTTACATGCAAGTTGTTTTATCACCTCTTTCTTAGCGGAAATATATGCTCTCGAAGCTTCTTCTGGAGTGGTGTAATTGCCTATTACTTTTTCACAAGATTCTACCATTATTTTTGCATAATATTCTTTCTTGTGTTTAACAACTCCTAAGGGTAAGTTTCCTCTCTTTTTTCTTTCAATTAAAGCACAATTAATAGCATGAGGTATTAGGCAACAAGTCTTTTCAGAATAAACCTGATCGCTCCCACTGAGCAAATCTTTATCCAGCTTAGGTTTTATGTTTGTACCTAGAAACAATTTCTCTCTTTCAAGATACCATGCACTGAAGATACTAAAATTATGCCACGATTCTTCTACGAATGTATCTGAATAAACATCTGGCGACCTATTTCCTTTATAGTCCGTATAGCACCTTTTAATCATATTGCTCCAAACTCTATGTACAGGTGAGTGTATAAGGCTTTCAGCACTCTCACTTCCTATATACCCGACCCCATAGGTTGTTTTACAATAAGGGGTTTTAAATTTTCCTGATGGCAGAAGAGTAAGATATGACATAAATTCCACGTCTGTATTTTCTACCCTCAGAATGCACCTTTTGTAGTCTAAACGTTTTACCAGTATAGCCTTAGTCCCATATGAGGATAAGAAGATCATACCCTCGTGATACAACTTTTTCATCCGTTTCTTACTTCATCTACTAGACTAGCAAAAATCTCGTTTTTCTCCAAGACTTCATCAACTCGATTCTCAGCCATACTCTTAGCAATCTTTGCCAGCAATGTAGCATCATAACCAGCTTCCTTAGCTTGAGCCTTCAATTCAGCTACGTTTTCCATGATGCTTTCTACCTCGCAGAATTCACGTTTCATTGCTTCAACCAACTCAGCCTTAGTCTTCTTTACTTCTTCGGTCATATTCACTCCTTATTTTCAGTCAACAAATCCATAAAATATTCCGCACGACCAACAGACACAGCACTGACTTCCAATCCTGCTGTTTCATCTGGTGTGTAGTAATTAGTGGGATTAACTCGGTAATCATTCTCCCACTTCTCAAAAGCAATTACAAAGTCTTGCAATGTAAACACAGTTATCCTTTCATTTTAAATGCAGCATAAAATACTGCAATCACAAAACTTACCACGCATACCCAATGCATCCATACTGCAAACACAATATTAGTACCGAACAAAGCGTTAATAATGATAACACCAAAGTAAGGTACTGAAAACCCCACCATCATTGTAAGCATGAAGAACAACGGGAGTGCTATAACAGCTACTATTAGTTGGGGCGCGGCCACCATATTCACCTCCTTTAAATTATTTCTTCAAACTACGAATCGACAAACCCAAACCACCGAAAGTTGTGATGTTCAACCACATAACGCTCAGATATGTCCACACTGTATAAGCGATATTCAAACCGAACAACGTATTCAGAGCACTTATAGTAAGCAACGGGCCTGCAATAATAACCCCAAGCAGCACAACCAAAGCACCAATAATAGCTACATATTTCATTTATTTCCTTTCTTAAAAACCTTACTTCAAAACCCGCTTCGCTGAGATGCTTCGTACTTTACTCAGCACCCAATCACTTAACTTAATCGGATAATGCACCACCAAGCAAACTGCCGCAGAGATAACCGTCAGTACACCACCGATACCAATCACAGCTAGGATAGACAAGATGAAAGCGATATACCCGATTGTCAGTACAAATGTTTCGTAGTTAGTCAAACTGCTACCCATGTTTTAGTTACTCGGACTTCTTCTTGTTGCTCTACTTCATAGACAGAAAGTTCATTGAACATGTCCTCTCCACAACCGTAGTGACTTTCATAAGAATCCCAATCAAGAGCATAGAACTTACCAGTTTCAATATGCTTTGCAATCGTAGTGGCGGGACAATAATCCTTGTAGAGAGCATCATAGTCCTTGACAGTTTCTACAATGTCAAAATCCTGATGATCACCCCATGCGAAGTACTTAGCTTCTTCTTCGTCTTTCAGTAGAATGGTCTTAAGAATCTCACTCATGTTTATCGCCCCTTCACTGGAATCAGTTGCAACTTACGCACTGAAATCTTCTTATACAAACCAACAGAGGCTTCAGTATTCCGAACATGCCGCGCTGTAGCACGACTATTGAATACAAAGTCTGGATCAATCTTACCTTCGATTTCTACTGCCCATGCAGTAATGGGCTTTTGTTGGGTGGTCTTTTGCATATTACTTACCTCCTCGTTGATTGTTGTTCATCTTCTTCACCGCTTCTTCCGCATCCTTGCGAAGATAAAAGACTTGTGTGTTCTCATAGGTTTCTGTGTTGAAAGAAACCCACGCTCCATTTACAAACTTAGCTACATACTTCATCTAAACCTCCTTATTGAACTTCAACATCAAACACAGAACAACCCAAGTGCTTCTCCCACAGTTCAAGTGGAGTTACTTCAGATTGATTATACGCCATGATTGGGATACCTTGTTGGGTTACTACCCAGATTTTGCTCATGTTTTCTCCTTTCAAATATTTCTAGTCCTAAGACCCTCTGCCCTCGGTACTCGATTTGAACGAGTATAGTCGAATTTAGAAGATTCGTTCATTGTCCAGTTATGATAACCGAGGATAGAAGGCCCTAGAACGCTTTAAACCGCTCTATAAGCCCTTTAAGTAATCTAGGTAGGCAAGGGTATTACCTGACCTAGAAAGTACCTTTAAGGGGCTTTAGATTGCATCAGAATGGATCGCTGTCGCTGTCACCATCTGAATCAACCGGAGGCTTCTTACCCTTCGGTGCTGCTACAGTCTTAGCCTTAGCAGGAACCTTGACCGTGCCCCCATTACCATCATCTGCTGAATCAAACTCGGAGCCACTTTCGTAACCCGAACCCTCTGGCTTCACGTACTCAATCAAAGTATCAACCTTGACGTTCTTGAGTCGTGCAACTGGCCCCATCTTGGCATCATAGTGATCAACAGAGATTTGTCCTTCAGAGCCATTAGCCACCAGAACAGAACTTGTGATTTCAACCAAAGTCTTACCCTTCTGCTGGAATACCTTCGGTGTGTACTGCGGAGGAACAGGATTACCGTTAGCCAGCTTGGTGTTCTTGCGAAGAGTAATAATGTACTGCTTGCGTTGATCTGCGAATGGTGCAGGAATCTTGTAGATTTCCTCAAACTCAGAAGTCTTTACCTCCTTGGCTTTTTGCTTTGGATAAGCATCGTTCCATTCATCTGCGTCATCTTCCGAGACAACAATGCTTGCCTTCCATTCAGTGCCCTTCTCTGCATCAAAGCAAGGCTTTGGGGTGTCAAGCTGCACGTATACTAGAGTGCCGGTGAGTTTAGAAATAGCCATGTGTATTTTCCCTTTCTTATGTATTGGAAATGTGTTAACGAAAATGTGATTTTATGGAAGATCACGAACTTCTTTTCCGATTAAGAAATCTTACTTATTCAAATGCGTGCGCAATTCTTGCCAAATATCTCCAGCAGTCAGAGCCTGAAAATCAACACTCATCGGATCGTACTCTTCAAACTCTGGATTATGCGCAAGCTGATCCCCGACAGTAACTTCAGTAACAGTCCAATCATTTGTCATCAAAAGCCAAGCTGCAAGTTCAGACTTAGTTTGAAACGTAAGTTGAATTGACACAGGCTTAAAACCTTTTGTGTTTCCTACAATTTCTGCTTTCATATCTTCTCCTTTCATTTAAAATCTAAAAGCAACGGGGTGTTCTCGAAGCACCGTCTTACGTCACATCCCTGTAATTTGCTCTACCAACTGAGCTACTGTTGCATAACCTGAAAGACGGCTAGACTTAGTCGTCGCCTTGAATTATAGCACAGCTTCTTTACTCTGTGCAATCTTTTTCTTGCTGTGTTGTATTTTTGCTACTTCAATGTAAACCCTTACGCAGAGCAGCCGCAACCACGTTGCGTCCTTGCATATCCTGCCAAGTCTTAACCCATCGTACTCGCCAATACAACTCAATAGCTTTCCGAGGACGTTTAAGCCAACGTTCAAAGCGCTTGTAACCTTTCTTTGGGTCAGGGATGCAACCTGGGGTTACACCGAAAGTACGGTTCCTGATCATCTTATCACGAGGACTCTGTTTTGTCCAAATCTTTTGTTGATACTTGTGCATTAGTATGCCTTGGAAAATTCTTCATAACTGTAGTCGTCAGTCTTCCACTCCAAAACATAGGTAATTCCCGGATTGTAGTAGTCTCCGTCTGATGCAGTACAAATGGACAGATTACTCTTGACAACCTCTCCGATCAGTTCCTTCATGAATTCAGGGTCTTGCTGTGCAAGATCACGGAGTGCTTCTTTAAGTTCTTGTCTGTTCATCTCATTCCCTTTCCGTAGCAAGTTTATCAATCGAATTCTCCCAGCAAACGAGGGCAAGTTTCATCAGGTCGGAACGAGGGATGCTGATTCGCTGGAGTTCTGTTCCTGAGGAGGATAACTTGATTATACAGGAGAATTCACTGCAATAGAAGTAGTGGAAGTGTGTCATTGTGGTTTTTCCGTCACTTTACGAATTACAAGCTTTTCGGCTTCCTGCACATAGTAATCAAAGTCAACATCACCGTCGAAATCTTTCATATTGTTGCATGTTTTGACTTTCCATTGCGAGTCAATTGACAACCTACGATCTGACTTATCTTCTGAATCAGGAAGTGCTTTCATCAATTTCACTAGCTTACCACCGTTCTTAGACGGATAGTATCGGCAGATTCTCTGTTGCTCAACATCAACACCTTCATCGGATACTAACACGAGTTTGGAACTCTTGTCAACTTTGGTGCGAAGCATGAAATCGAACTTATTACCTTTAGCAAAGTGCTCTCGGACAAATGACTCAATTTCTTCACCTTTCACCATTGCAGCTTCAGCAGCCATCGGGATGACCAACGAAGACTGATTCTGGTGCCAGCCAAGACCTTCGTACTGATAAGCCCCCTTGCGCTTTACACCACCTTTCTTGTAGATTGCTAAGTAAGAGTTTACATCACGAATCATCATTCTTTCGTATTCTACAAACTCAAGTTCCAAACCAACATCTGATTCCCATTTCTTGCACACAGCAGAGTACTCATCTTCCTTGTCTCTTGGTAGGGCGACAGTTAGACCATCTGTGTTCAACTGAACAAGTTTCAGTCCTTCAATTTCCAGAAGTCTTTCCGCAAGCATCAACAACGACAATTGACCATTGACAGTAATCTTCATTGTGTACATCGGATCATAGAACACGCTGTATTGGTTATTTGAGTCCCCGTAAACAGAGTTCAATGCAAGCTTTAGCATTGCATTTTCAGGTGTACCTTTCGCATAGGACTTACGTTGTTCGTACACATCCAAGTAAATGTCACAAAACTCCTCTCCTAGATGTTCAGGGTACACACGATTGCTGATTGCGATGTTAGGGTACATTGAACTTACATCGGCGTCGAGAATCTTGTATTTGCTAGTTTCCCTTACAAGCTTTTCAGACAAGCTAGCATGAATACCTCCTACACCAAAGTCAACGCGAAGACCATCCAAAAGAATGTTCAATGTCTCAGCTACTCGATAGCAACCCCAGTAGGATTTCTTCGGTACACGAACCTTTTTCGGTTTCTTTGTGAAATCAGGTGAGCCTTCAGAATCCAAAGGGTACTCCGTTACGTGATTACCTTCACTGTCAAACAAGTACTCTGTAGCTTTCAGTTCTTCTTCTTCAATCCATCCACAAGGATGTTCCTTTAGAAAGACTTCACGATCTTTTTCAGAAGGAACTCCCTTGAACTTCTTTCGCTTTACTGTCATCTCTGCGTACTGAGCAACTTCACCTAGACGATGTTCTTCAATGTCAGAGAATACACCTTTGGTTTCTGAAATAGTTTGTTCACTAAACCATTCCTTCACTGCAATGCACTCTGGTCGCTTGAAGTCATAATAACTAAACAAGCACTCACCAATGTTAATCTTTGATCGTGGTGTTTGTTTGAGTACTTTTTTACCGTTCTTGAACGTATGAAGTTTTACACCTCTGTTTTCAAGTTCCATCTGAAAGTAATCTTTACCAATCTTACCGTCATTGTGATTTAGAAAACTCTTTCCGTACTTTTCAGTAAGCTGAAAACGAAATTCAATCTGAGGGATCGACTGATGCAGAAACAATCGAGTTGCCTCAACATCATGCTCGTTGTAGAAGATGATATCTGCAATCATTTCTTCCGTAAGTTCCGAATGAATGTCATACGGTAAGTCTTCTAGGTTGTCCATGCGCAGATTGAATTCAATCAACTTCAGGCTTGTCATGCGATTGCGGTTGTCAAAGTGATGAACTTTGAACAAGTCAATTTGCTTTACGTACTGATCTTCGTACTTTACCGTATTACCAAACCCCTCTCCGCGAAAAGAATCAATCTGTTTTTGTGCAAGTTCAAAAACATAAGAAGCAATTGCTCTACCTGATTTTGGTAACTTTGATCGCTTGTCTATGAGTTGTTGAATAATAGGCCAGTCAAATTGATTGGAGTTGAACCCAACTAGATAATAGTCGTTGTCGTGCAGATAGTCCAAGCACTTGAAGATTCCTTCAATTTCATTCTTAAACTTAGAACAAGAGAAAGTCTTCTTGAACTTTCCGTCTGCGCGAACAACGCTGAAGGTGAATACTTCTTTGTATGTTTCGATGTCAAAAACAAAAAGACTTTCTAATTTCATTTTACTCCTTAATCTTGCTTAATCTATTTGAACAATTCCATTTGTGTCAAAGACTACATACTTTAACAAAGCATCGTAAACTTTGTCATCTAACATGTGCTTGTATTCATCTGCAACCCTCTTAATCAAGGCTTCTTTTCCTGCTTTGTAAGCAAAGAAAGCATCTGCTGGATTAGAATAGTAGCCGAAGTATAGTTCTTTTCCATTATCATGACAAGTCGCAGTGTAGCCTATCACCCTGTTAAATTTATCCTTAATTCTTTTTACACCAAGAGGCGTATCTGAATGCACGTTTGTTTTAGTTATCAGTAACTTATTAATTCTTTGAGGTACAAGTGTACAGTGATCTTCTGAGTAAATTTTGTTTCCTCTGACGATGATATCTTTATCAAGATTGTACCCCATGTTTCCGTACTGCTTTCTTTTGGTACACCACTCAGCAAATATTTGATAATTTAACCAATCAGGACTCACGGTAACATCTTCATACGTTGGATGTTCTTTTTTATAAATAGGACAATACGCACGCTGCATCATTTTAGACCAATAATGATGAGCCTTAATTTTCGTTGAGTAATCTCCTACTCCAACAAATCCCATCCCATGAATGGCCGGATAATACGGATTCCATACGTTGCCAATTCGGATGTTTCCTTTTTGTGCAACAACAGTATTTCCGTCTTCGAATCTACAAAGGACTTTTTCTCCTCCAAGTAATTCAACAACCTCGAACTTACCCGAGTTTGAATCTCTGACTTGTCCCACTTCAATTTTAATATCAGAAGCCCACAAGCAACCGCACGAACGTGTTGAATTTGTTTTCTTTGTGAGATTACCTGCGGAAACATTTACTACATTGCCACAATCGCAGACACATTCCCACTTAACGGGTTTATGACCCGACACCCTTACCGCTGTAAGTCTTTCAAATCTCTTACCTGTTAAGTCTATAAGTTTCATATTTACAAATCCTTTCTTGTTTCAATTTATCCTGCGTTTTCGTTTAACCAATCATCTAAATTATGCAGTCTCGCTGTTTGGTTGTCGTAGTAAACAGCACCTGCTGGGCCAGTAATACCGTATAGTCTATTCTTTGTGACCGAAATCTCTGTGGTGTTGCGTAAAATCGGGTCGTCTGACATTTTATCCCTTTTCAATAAGATATTAGCACTAGCTGATTTAATAATAGTGCTTGACCCCATAATGTTGCTTTCATGATCACCCCCAGACTGACCGGCAGGGGTCTTCCTCATATGATTAATCAGGCACAGTGTTGTTCCGTGAGATTTAATAAGCCCCTTTGCCCATTTCATGAAAAGAGCCTGTTCTTCGTTTGATAGACCATCGAGTACATCTTGCAACGGATCAAGAATGATAATCTTTACTCCACAACCAACTACAAGTTCTTCAATCGCAGCTTGAATGTCTTCTACAGAACCATCTCTGTTATCAAGAAGATAAAAGCGCGGTGAACCATCTTCTTTCAGAAATAACTGATTCGCTTTACCTTTAATCTCATCTGATTTCAAAAAGCGCAAACGCTCGTCCATGTCAGCAATCAAAGAAATCTTGCGATGAATATATTGACCCAGAAGGGCTTCTCCGTACTGAGAAGAATCAAGTTCCATCGATACTACACCTACCGTATGCGGAGAGTTAAAAATCCAATACTCAACCATAGAGTTCACAAGGGTTGTTTTTCCTAGACCTGTATCTGCTGCTATGTTAATGATAGCATTGCCGGGCATACCACCCACAAACATCTCATTGAGTTTACCCATCCAAGGTGGAAACGGTGTCTTTTCTACAGATGCCTGTTGCAGGATTTTATCATAAAGATCAGAAGAAGCCATTATTCCAACCGGAACATACGCTTTAGCATTATAGAAATCACTGATAAACTGCTTTTCTTTACCTTTCAAAAGCATTTCATTAGGGTCTTTCAACGACCAGTTAGCAATGAAAGTCTTCCCCTTTGGAAGAACGGCAATAATCTTTTCAATTGCGGCCTTACCAGCATCATCCGTATCCATACCAATCACGATCTTGGAGTAACCATCGAACCAAGAGTACTGATTGGCAATCTGCTTTGCACAGCCCGTTTCTCCTACTGTTGGTGATACCACCACGGGTTCAAAGTCCCAACCTTTAGAAACGTAATAATCCTTCAACATCTGATAAGCAGCGAGTTGGTCTTCTTCCCCGCCGACAATCAGACATACTTTACCACCGTTCTTGAAACGGAATTGACCGAACAGATCGCAAGAGTTTCCTGTGTTACCGATGCTTCCTCCAAAGTTCTTAGGATGACCCCTGCGCTTCCATCCTGTGAGTTCTCCTTCGGTTGTACAGGGATAGTAACGTGCGAGTACCTCGTCTGACGCATCTAGTTCAGTGCGTACTCCGAACACTTTCAGTACATCATCACGAATACCTCGATATCCACCAGCAGTTAGACCTGTTTTCCCTTTGAGGGATTCTGTTTCTTCTGGTGTAACTGAAGCCTTTACTTTTTCTGTCATTTCATCCTTTCCTTTTACTTTGACTTTTTTATTCTTAGAATAACTTTTTCGTTCCTGTTTATATTCTTCGCTAGGAATGGTTTTTGTACATACGAAGCAATGCGATGATGAATCGTCATACACAGCCAAACCGTCACTACTGCCGCAGTCTGGACAGGATGTGTGTTTAACAAAATTTGCTATTTTCAATCCTCCTTAACCAACATTCAAAAGAGAAAACATTTTCTTACCGTAAGTGGGTTTGAAGCTGATATAACCTAATTCAAAATAATCACGAATTGCTTGTGAAGTCAGCTTCACCTTGCAATCAGCTAAATCCTTAATAAGTTCAATCACGGACTTCAATGCTTTATTGTTATTTTCACAATACCACTGAAAGAATTCTGATGATTGTCGGAAACCTTTTTCATTTTCAAATTCCTCAATCTCTCGTTTGTATTCATCTAACGACCAATTATGAAGTTCTACAAAAGTGTAACGCCAATACTGAGGATCACTGAATTCTCCGGTGTCATTGTTCTTTACTAAGTAATGATAACACATTGTGCACTTGTCGTCATCAAATGTACGCAAACCAAGCACCAGTGAAACACCTGTGTTTTGACCTAATTCTTTGTACTTCTCGCAGTAATCAATCACGTTGTCAAAACAAGCTCCCGCCTTACCTTCTGCGTGCTCAACAAGTTTACCAAAATGAGATATCTCATATTTATAAGTGTCTGCTTGGTTAATCTTCACAATGTCCATCCTTCTCCAAAATAGCCTTATAAGCAAAGTACAAGTACTCCAACGCAGCATAATCTAGGTTAAACACCTGATCTGCTTCCGTTGAAACATAACTCTTGCGTTTCACGAAGTACCCGTTCCCGTTATCCGTAAGAATCAACAAGTCCTTGACATTCGAGCAATAACCCTCACCAGCTTGAACCTTGATCTTATCGCCTTTGAATTTAACTTTTACTGTCATAGTTTATTCCTCCCACTTGCGGTAATAAGGCTTCTCCAGAAACAACCAAAAGCACTCAACCTCTTGTTCAATCTCAGCAATAGTGCTGTCTTGATTCATGATAAACGTCATGTCCAACGTCATCTTATCTCCTCGCTGAAATTGTACTTCAGGTTGAAAACCCACAGGCGGCAAGGCAGGGTTGCGACTGTAGTACTCATGCTTTGAGTGCTCGTACACCCAAATGTCAATGAAGTACTTCTTACCCTCTGAATCATCGAAGCGTTTCTGCAGGAGGAAGTCCGCGTTATTGTATGCATGATTGTCGTAGCGTTTGTAGCCAGCGTCAAGCCAGTCTTGGATTGTTAGCATTGGTTTTCCTTCCTAAACAATTGCTCATTCCTAAACATCTCCAAGATATACTCAGGAAGATGCGTCTGTGTATCAAGTATAGCCTCTAAATGATCATCCGTCAAATCCTTCAGCAGTGTATAAACCCCTTCAGGCTGCGAGAAGTTCTTTCCGTAGGACTTCCAGATAAAGACTTCTCTGATCTTCTCGTGAGGGGCATCAGCATAAAGCGTCAAGTCTTCTGGAGGTACTGTATTGATAGAACATCTTTGGTAATCCGCGCCTCCATCAAGAATATACCATTCCTTAGATACGGCATCAAAGTGTTCGCAATAGTCATGCCTGTGTCGGCTATGTAGAAGCGTACCGTCTGGTGTCTTCCATGCTGAGTAGATTAATTGTCGTTGCATAGTGTACCTTTCTTCCAATCTTCCTCGGTAATAACTCTTACTCGCTTGTACTTCAAAGATTCTGACATAAGACCATACCACTCTTCAGGACGACAAATCCAATAGTCCTCGTCCCATTCAAAAACTTCTTGAAGTTTCTTACCGTTCAGGTAAACATTTACGTCAACCATTTTAGTTTGACCAAAGCTTGTACAAGGTGCTTTCATATCAGTCTCTCACAACCTGCAAAATCATTGACACACCTTGACAGAGAATATTGACTTCCATAGGCGTCAATTCACTGAACTTCTTTTGTACCCCAAACTTAGCCGCAACTGCATCGTAAAAACGTTCAACGTCTGATTTATTGTCACTCATGACTCTTCCTTTCACTGAATTTAGCCTTTAGATTTTCTTGAAACGCAGGACTAACCACGAACTTCATAGTCATCCCAGCAGGGACTTCATAATCCTTTCCTGTAAGCCCAGAAGTCATAACCCTTGGCTTGCTGTACTTAGGGGCGAATGAACCAAAGCCTGTAAGGGTTACTTGAGTGCCTTCAAGCATCAACCCTTCGATAGTCCTTTGGAAGATATCCAAGAAATCTTGGCACTCGTAAATGGTGTACATCTTATCAGAAGTCTCAGACATTGCTCGTGCAAGGTCTTTAGCGTAGATTTTGTTGGTCACTCAGTCACTCCTTTGCTATTATTCACGTAATCTCCTGAATCAATCACTTCAATTGCACCATCATTCCCTTTAAGTTGCTCTTCAAAACTTGCAAAAGTACTAGCCATAATAGCACTCATTCTCTCTGAACTCTTATACAGAGTGTAAGTGCTTCCAGAATCTTGCAAGGATTCGTAATGCTCCCCCTTGTCTTCAAAGGTAACAATCCCCGAAGAGAGCTTCCAAGAAGCACCATAGAGATAACTTCCAGACCAGCCTGCTAGAACTTTATAGATTGTTCCATATTTCTCGGATTGAATCTTAACGATAACCCATGAATCAGGTATGTATTCGCTCATGATTTCACCAATGGATTACGGTGCGAATTACTTCCACCTTCTTGAAAAGACTCCTCAAGTTCCTTCATGGCTTGCTCAAAGGCTTCCCAGTCGATTTCTTCAACTTGTACTTCATCCCACTGTGAAGGCCAGTAGGTTCCTAAGTCGCTATCAACGTAAGCTGGCATGTAATGCTCTCTAGATACGTTTGTTTTTACAAAAGTATCTTTCTTCCCTCGGAAGAATTCTAGGATGTTTGTTAGCATGTTAGTCCTTTTCAACAATTCGGTGATGATCTACAGTTTTAATCTGTCGGTTGCTCATGTACTCTATGATATCTTCTTCCGAGAAGAACTTGTGTTCACCGTATAAATTATACGCGCTATCAATTCCTACGTCAAGGATTTTCCCTTGCTCGACTTTATATGACCCGTGAGAATGGCCGTGGAGGTGCCAAGCACCATAACCTACTTTGTGCCATGACGCAATAGGAAAGTGAAACAAACACGCAGGTGTTTCACCAATCTTGATTTCTTCGTAATGATACCAATTTTGAATCAATCCGTCTTTCTTCAAAGCATCCAAAACCTTTGTACGATCATGATTACCCTTGATGAAGAACTTCTGACCCGGTAGTTTCTTTACAAGTGCAGCAATTTCTTCGTACCTGGACAGAAAAGTAAAATCACCTAAATGCCATACCTTATCAGATTTCGTGCAAGTATTATTCCAAATGTCAATCAACCACTCTTCGTGTTGCTCTTGCTGGACTACCTTGTGTCGATCTGTGAACTTGCAAATGTTCTTATGGTAAAAGTGCAAATCCGAGGTCATATAGGTTGTCACATTGTACTCCTTAATTAACAATAGCCTCAAGAAACTTTCGTCGTTCTTGGTCGTTCATTTCAATCCATTCTTCCTTGCTAAACATAACAGTAATAATTTCAGGAAGGTGTTTCCACATTTCAGGAAGTGATTCTATCACGGTCTTAGGTAACTTGTACATTGTATCTACGTTGTTTTTGGACATTCGCATTAGTTTTTTCTTGCCTAAGTAATAAGGAGTCTTCAATTTGAACGCTTTACTATAATCACCTTCGGCATACATCATGAAACCTTCTCCCTTGTCGTTCGCTGCAACTTGAAGTGCCTCATCTCGCGTCATAAAATCAGAAAGACCTGCCCAAGCAAGAATTTCTCCGCTTGACTTATCCCGGCAACCTAACCACTCAGCACGGAACTTACCCTCGTCTACAATGTGAGGATCATCTTCGTGGATAATTTCATAGAAATCTGTAACAGAAGAATCATAAACATCTGGATCAGAACAAGGCATCAAACTCTTAGCCATTACTACGAATTCAGACTTAGTGCTTCCAGTTGTGCTGACTACGATTTCACCTTCATGTTTAGATACACAAGCAAGGAAGCCGTTGTACTTCTTAGCAATCTGAACTTTCGTATCAGGTTGTAGTTCTCGACCCCAATTGTTCTCTAGATAGTTGAAACTCTTAGTCGGAGCAGCAACTACAATCTCTCCTGTGGTGTTGTCATATGTGTGACCTCTGCACTCCGATAGCAACGGATTGGTGTCCCAAAGATAATCAAACATTACACGTTTGGCGTACTTAAAAGTAGACAAGTTCCCATTGACAGAAACAGTCGCAAGTTTCTGATTTACAAGATCAAGCATTTGTTCATAGGTATTCAGCATATCTTCCTTTACAGCTTGAAACTAAAGCGTTTCTTCATTTGTTGAATCTTTTCTTCTGGAACATTATGAATGTTCTCCCCACCATGACGGTTCTCGACAATCAAACTAATAAACTTAGCCTTGCATTCTTCTGCAATCTTACGGTACGTCTCAACTTCTTGTTCTGTGGTGCTGGTGTTGGATACAGCAAGATTATATCCACGACCGAGGAGAACCCTGGTACGGTCTTGACACCAAGCATGTGCATCCTTCAGTTTGTAAGGGTTGAAAATATAAACCCCGTCATTCACAAAATATTCGTCAGCTTCAATGCAGTCGTCAACAACCTGATTAGCGAAAAGAATCCGGGCAAGGCTGCTCTTACCGGAACCTGGAATACCTCGAATCAAATACAGTGTAGGCATAATTTCACTCCTTAAATTGAACCTGTCTTGTGATTATACCTGCTTGTTTCAGTAAGTCAAGCCCAGAGGTGTCACGGTATGTTTCAAGAAACAGGAATTCGACAATCCCTGCATCAATAATGTCGTTTGCGCACAACGCGCAGCAACTCAATGTACAGAACATTGTAGCACCAACAGCACTTCCAGAGTTTCGTACAAGACCCATCAGCGCATTCTTTTCTGCGTGGCGAAGTCGTGGATCGGTGGTTCCATCTGGTAACTCACAAGGGCCATCGATGTGTGCAGGAAAGGCATTATAACCACAAGAAATGATCCGGTTATCCTTGACAATCACTGCACCAACCTTAGCACGAGTAGCAGGGCTGCATTCAGCAAATGCTTGAGCGCACTTCATGTAGGCTTTGATGTGCTTGTTCTTCATACTCTTCGATCCCTTCTTCAGTCGTATATCTTACAATCTTCACTCCATAGCTCTTGATAATACTCTGACAAGTCCTACAAGGCTTTGCAAGCTTCGGTCTACCTTCGCTATCAAAACGCTGTACAAGAATACTGTGCACTTCTTTCGACTTACTCTGCAACAAGGCTTCAAGTTCACTATGCTTCCAAATCTTCTCCGAGGACTCTCCTACGAGTTCTGCATGAAACTTCATCAAAGGATGACTTCGGAAGTAATCATTCATCCCTGTAGCAATAGCCCTCCCTCTTTTATCAAAGGTCGTGCTGAAAATTGTATAGCGTTTACGACTCATCTAGTCCTCTGTCAGAATTCTATTTATGCAAGGCAAAGAATACATCTTCACCTTCTCCAGCATTTCAAAATGCTTTCGTGCGTTCTCTTCGTGATTAAAGTACTTATGACCCCAGTCGAATCCACTTGCGTCTATTAGATAAACAACCCACATGGTTAGTCCTTTACAATCAAATTAAGACTACTAACCTCTTTAGCAAGCAAGGAATTAATCTCTCGCTGCATTCCATTCAAATACACCTGAGCATTCTGAAATGCTACCACATCATCTTGCCAAATTAGCATTTTCTCTACAAGGTTTCCAAGATGAATCACCCTCCAAACCAGAAGGGCAATCAAGACACCTTGAATGATTAGGATTATTTCCATTTAAACCGCCTACAATCAATTATCTATGCCTCAGGCTACCTACCCCTTACTTCAGCATTTAAACCACCTTCTAGGGGCCATTAGGGGCCTTCCCGAGCCTTTAACCCCGAGCAGCAATCTTATGCTTCAAGCGATATTGCAGAGCAGAGAGCTTTTTGAGTTTTGCTTTGATTTCCCGGTGCTCTCGGAAAAGCATATTCCGCATTTCATCCCCTACAGGATAGCTCAAGGCTTCTTCCTTGAACTCCTTGCGTACTTGTTCATGCGTTCGGATGTACTGAGCCATCATGTGTTGAAGCATTTGGATTTCTGCTTGTGATAGGTATGGTGACTCTCCATCATGATACTTATGAAATTCTCCGTCATAGGGTACATTCCAAGAAAAACCCTCTTGAAGATTAGCTGTACTAGAAGAGTCAAAAAGACCACTGATAAATTTGAACATAATTTACTCCTTTAAAATTTAAACAACTGAACTTTAAGCAGATTCTAACTCTCTGTCAATAACTTTTTCTTTGTTCTTTTTGTTAAGCATCTCAACAACACTCTTAGCAGCAGCCTTCAAATCTTCATCCTCTACTGCTGCATTACAGAATCCATAGTGCTGTTGAAGGTTGTACTTGTCTTTACTCATTGCAATGACGTAATTCTCGCACTGTACTGCAATTCCAAGTGTAGTCTCAACACTGCCTTTGGTCAAGTGCCATACAAGATATTCACCCTTTGCACACATTCTAGCATAACTACCTACGCAATGATGCATCTTGGAACCTTCCTCTTGAACTTGCTGCATGTTCACCAATGGAACAGCTACAACACCAGAATCGAACTCCATAACCTCTAAACCTTTGTGTAACTCCCTGAAGTCAACCTTCAAGAGTTTAGCGTATTCAGCATTGCGCTCTGCTTGTCGGCGGTTAGCAATCTCTTGTTGCATCCGAGAAAGACGGTCATGCTCTTCCTTCATTCTGCGTTTACTCCAGTTAGGGTTGAAAGTCTCTCCAGCACCGATGCACATTCGTTGGGTATCAATATAGATACTAGCTTCTCTTTGAATATTATAGTCCTTGGAGTAATTCTTCAAAGGAATATCTTGAGTACGAATAAGCCATGAATAGACTTCAGGCGTGAAATGCGTCCTACTTTTTAGAATTGTACTGGGCACAACATTCCAATCTACAGGCGTCAATCGGGCATTACTCTTCATGAACAATAATCGGTTGCGGCTGTAACTGTTCTTGCATAACTTCTTCCACGTAGTTTCCCCGAGAGTTTTCTTTAGTTCCTGTGGGGATTTCTTGAAATAAGCAACAATAGGAATAATATTAGCAATACCGTCCTTTCTACACTGCTGTAGAAGCTCTTCAGTTTCTAGGTACTCAAACCTTTGCCCCATAGGTGTCCATGACGTTGTGCGACAAAGTCTGTACCACTCGGGAAACTGCTTGTAGACTTCGTTATAAACAATACCACGAGCAACCCTCACTACATTAGTAGCACGGATACCGTGTTGTTCATTAAACTTCTTAGCTTCTTCTTTGAGATAGCGTTTGTTATTTCCGAGGAGATTCTTAGCTGCACTTTTCGGAGGGTTGTTGACAGCAAAAGAATGAATTTTTTCGCCCCTGTAGTTCCACAAGGTAATAATGGGGACAGCAGATCGTACTTCCCAAGTAAAGCTAATCGGTTTCTTCATATACCCCCTTTAAGATTTAAACCGCCACAGGACACACAGCATAACACCCACTAGGATTTGCTTCAAGCATTTTCTTCAGGTCTTCCTCAGCAGATGCTTTTGTTGCGTAAGAGCTACGAATATTGCATTGCTGACCTGTGAAGGTGTCATGCGCACTGTAGCTTTGGTGAACACCTGCTTGTGGGTTGCTATCAAAATATAGATACCAGACTTCTTGTGAGGCGTTCTTTACGATAATGTAGTTCATGTGTTTTCCTTAATCAAACTCACGATTATAAAACTCCTGTGCAAACACAGATGTACTTTCATCAATCTTCATACCCAAAGCCTTCAGCATCTTATTCTTTACTGTAGAGTTAGGAAGACGAATGCAATCAGGAGGATTGAATCCTAGCATGATTCCTACTTCTGCCACAGCACCACTACGACAAAGACCAGCAAAGCAATGCACAATTACATTCATGTGTTGCTCTTTTGCACGTTGCAGTGCATTAGCAATCTCTTGTGCTTGTAAGTCCGTACAAGCTGTAGGGCCGTCCAGAACATCATCGAACTTAAACTGCAGAACTTCTTTGAACTTGTACTTTGGTGTCGGGAAAGTGTCAAAGAAATCCACAATTTGAATTAACATGGAGTTTTCACCAGCGTCTGCATGGTGACCAGTGATGATATTAAATCTACTAGCGTTTTGAATAAAGTTGTTCATATTCACCTTTCAAAACAACGCATTCCAGCGTTCATTCTTCATCAGAAATTCCAACTCCTCCGTGTTAGCCATCCGACTAAGCAAAGGCCCAGCTTGGTTGGCTAGTTCTTGCTCTTCTGGTTGCATTCTAACAAAGGGGTTGTGCTTTGCAAGAGTACGGGAGAATTCGAGAGCATCAGCAAGGGTGATGCGACTAGGTAGGGCTTGGGATAGGGTCATTTATTGTTCCAACCCTGTGATGTTTTTCACATCGCTACTCTCAAATTCTTGGACAACCCATTCACCGTAACGACCAGCCTCACGCAGCTCTTGTACTTTCTTGTCTGCTACTTTCTTATTAGGTGTGACACCAAACACATCCATCCATGTGTAGTGGTCTTCAGTGATCCGAGTGATTGCGTAGAGCTTCATAGTGATTCCTTTAAGTTGTTTGTTGCGATTTGTTGAATTATGCACGAAGTTCAGGAGGGCGTCAAGGGGTTTCGCAGAAACTGCGCTACAGGCAAGCGTCAAGAAACTCTTCGTTTAAATAGTTCCTGAGTTTTGTAGCCTTTTGCCTGCCGACTACTGTGCAAAAGATGTGCCTATTCGGTGAGTAAATAACCCAAGTTGTTTTTGAATCGTCTTGTTGCTTTAAGCCAACACGCATAAAGTACTTTTTCATCAGAAAGCCCTTTCAGGAAAACGCGCCTCTTGCCAATCCTTCAGTTGAGTACGAATGTTCTTCCATGTTGTACCTTCAGCAATGCACTTCATGAAACCTTTAATGTCCTGCATAACGAGAATGTCCTTGCATTCTTTGGTTGGCTTGAGGAGGGTAAACTTGAACGTCTTGCAGGCGTAGATCACGTATTCTTTGTCAGTCATGTTTCACTCCTTGTGTGTTGAAAAACTTAGTGTAGCATGAACTTGTGAAAGAAGTCAACAAAGGATTTGTGTTGTTTGTTTGGCACAGTTCAATCTCTGAAGATTTCGCTTGCAATTCCAGAAAGACTGTGGTAAAATTACAATCATGTGCTAGAAATAGCAACATAGCCAAATTCGGAACCTGCGGGTAGGGTAGCATGGAGTTGCTATCACACATGAGATTCACCAAGTCTTCTCTCCCACGACACCCAATGTGATACACAGGGTAGGAGCTAACCAGCTTTGATAGGTTAGCGAACTTAGCAGGCGTTGCGCAACTCGTAATGACCCGACCGTAACCATACATCTAGACCAAGAGAAGCAGTGATCAACAGCACTCTCTAGATTTCGCAGACGGAAGTATACAGCTTTAGAAACGGCATGAGACTTGTCTCCCTGATTCTTTAGTTATAACTGCGAGATAACCTGCCCTTCGAGTCGTGGAGCATGACAGAATGAAAGCAAGTTAGGGCTGTAGCAACCTGAAGTGAAAGGGTACACCGTGTACTTTCTTTTCACCTCTAAAGTTGCTCAACCTTGCCTGCTTTCAATCAAAGAGCATAAAGTTAATAACATACTAAAGTATAACTAAGAGTATAACTTAGAATACACTACAATTAGACCATTGCACTACCCCTATGAGCTTAACGGCTTGTAGGGGTTTTCTTTTGTCTAATCGTCTTTCAAAATAATTAAAATAAGGATGACTAAAATGAAGTATACCGATGCGTACATCAAATCAGATGCTTTTCTTGATACGTTTGAATGGAGAAAAGTAAGAATGGAAGCTATCTTGAAATATGGTAAACGTTGTCAGTGCTGTGGTGCTGTTCCTCTCCCTAGCAACGATGTTAAGATACATGTTGATCATATTATTCCTAGAAAAGTTGATACGTCTCTCGCACTTGAACTTTCTAATCTACAAGTCTTGTGTAACGTGTGCAATCATGGGAAAGGAAACTGGAATACTACTGATTGGAGGGAGTTTGAGCCACCTGAAACTAATATAGAATACTCTTGCGATTGTAAAGATAAAAATAAACCTGAAACAAGTAATGAGCACAAACCCATAGCAAGCGTACAGAGATACCTATCTTATGACATTAAAATACCGCAAGAAGTGAGGAACAGTATGCGAAGATTTGGGCCTAAGTATAGTCTAGAGTTGGGTGTTATCGTTACTAACTTACTGTTCTCATTGACAGAGGATGCGTGCATTGCTTACTCGCGGGCCAAAGGTGCTCATCTAAACCTCAGAAGAAATACAAACGTCTTGAGAATTAATGCTGCAATTGATGTGCTGGAAGAGGCGGACCTTCTTATTAATTTTATTGGCAAAGGCTCAAAAGAAAAGAAATTTCGTCAATCGAGTACGATTCTTCCTACAGAAGAATTTAAGAGTGTATATTCGCACCTTATCTCTGATGAAAACTTCATGCTGAAAGTAAAGAACTACTGGCAGAAAGCCAAAAACGAGGTGAAAGCTGTAGCATCCCGACCTAGACGAAAAGTAAGTATTAAAAAGAAAGTCCTCCCTAAGAATAATTTAAAAGTCAGAAAAGACGTTATGAAAGAGTTGTTGACAGTGCTAACAACTTGGGGGTAGACTATCCTCTGTGTGCATGATAGCTTCGTTGTAGCGAAAGAGCACCTAGAACTCCTAGTCTTGACAATGGCAGACAAGTTCAGGGAGAGATTCAAGATTGATTGTCCTGTGCCTATGTCAATCAAATGGAAGGACACTGACAAGAGCGTACTTGAGAAGAAGATTGTGCTTTAACAATTGTTGCAAATTCACTACATAAGTTGATAAGTAGTGCAGATTTCAAACAAGTGCTTGACAAAGTAGATTTTAATGCTAGTATCACAATACTTTAACTAAAGGACTAACCCATGTACCAACTCCGCAAACACCGCTGCATGTACTACATCTTCTTTGGAGACAAGCAAATCTCTCAAGGGATGTATAAGCAACAGGCTGAGAAAGAGATTGCAAGGATGATTGAAGAGTTGTATGCTTGAGGCTTCTAAATTTAATTGAAAGTGAGTAGCAAAGCTACAAACGATAATGAAAGGAAACTAAAATGACAACTTTTAAAACTGGAGGCTTTTAAATGACTATCGCAACTGACATGGGATTTGAGGTTGGTAAACTGTATCGTGTAATCAACGACGAGAATTCTTTTTACTACAAAAACGGAATGATTGTGGAGTTTATAGAAGATGACACATCTGACGCGCCTTGGTTTGGGTATGTATCTGGGCCGATTGGAGAAAGTATTCGTTATAGCCCTGAACAACGAATTGCAATACCTCTTGAACACCTTGTTCCAGTAGAAACCCCAAAGACCTACGAAGCCTCTACAAACAAACCTCTTCTCCTTCTGTACATCCAGCAGCAATACCCTGATGACAAGGTGCTGAAGGCTTTGGTGGAGAGTCTGTGATGCAAATCCTAGACTATAACCTAGTCCTCACCTGTCAATGCTGCCCTGAGCAATACGATGTTCTTGATGTAGAAGGAAAGCAATCTGGATATATCCGTCTTCGTGGAGGGAACTTCCGAGTGTACTATCCCGATACAGGTGGAGAACTTGTGTTCTATCATCGTTTTGAGGATGACGCATGGAAGGGCATGTTCGACAACGACGAAGAACGAGAAAAGTACTTGACAGAGGCTGTTAAAGCGATTCATAATAGAATCAAAGAGGTTAAGGAATAGAGAATGCCTCTAGAATCGCTTTAAAGGCACCTAGAAGCCCCTTAAAGCATTGACTAAGGGGTAGGTAGCCTGAAGGTGCTAGAAGGGCTTAAAAAGCGTTTAAAACGATTTAAGGAGAAATTATGCAAATACAACGAACGCCTCACGGCTTTGACTGGAACTGTGCTAAGATTGAATGCCTAGCTTCTGATGAGAAGAAAGGTTGGATTTATCTTGGCGTGACAACACCTAAAGACTCTATCGAGATTTATATTACGAAGTCCGGTAAGATGCGTGTGTATAATGCTAAGGACTCGACTAACAAGAAGGAGATACTATGACTAAAACAGAAATTATCGCAAAGATTGAAGATTTGTACGAACAACTACGTGACAATGAGTACAGTAGCTGGTACAATCGCCCTACGACGACTTCGTGGGAAAACTCCTATGAGTACACCCGGTACAGCGAATTGAATACTGAACAAGAAAAACTCGTTATCGAACTTGAGAAAGCCCTTTAAATGAAGAAAACCCTAGTCAAGAGCATTAAAATCTCCTTCCAAGAGAAGACCTCTAAAGGCTTTGTTGATCGCTCTTTTGATACACCAAAGGAGCATCTGGAATGGCACTTGAGCCAGATGAAAAAGAGTCCTGATTTCATCAGGGGTGTTTCGTATCGTAATATTTGAATAAGGAGTAATTATGTTTTGGATTGTTCTGTTTACCCATACTGTCTGGTTGACTTTGGCTGTAGGTCAGATGTATACTAAGGAACCTATCGAACCTTGGCGGTATTTTGTGGCTGTACTGGCCTGTACCATTTGGGCTGTACCTAGTGCTTTTAAAACTTACGGAGGTTAAATGAAAATCCAATATTACTCAACAAACATTGGAGTATTTTTCAAGATTGACGGATATTATTCGCACTACGATTTGTCAGGACATTTTGGTATTGTTGAAATCAACGGTAAGGACGTTACTCCGCTTGTACCTAACAACGGGTGGTATCATTTTGAAGGTGAACTCAAGGACTTCAAGAAGCGCAACCCTCCGAAGAAGGAGCAGGTTGGCTGGAAGCTGATCAATCCTGAACTTGCTTCAGATAAGATTCCTTTGGCTCTCAACATGGGGCAATTAAAGCAAGTCTGGGATTCCGATGAGGATGAATATACTTATCATGGTGCCTATGCAAGTCTCGCTAGCCTCTATCAAGCGGATTGCACCGAACTTCCTGCAGAGATTGTTCCTGTGGAAGTAGAACTTGTTAAACTCCGTGACTTGCACATCGAAAACTACGAAGCTCCTTCAGAAATGAAGATTCAGGTTCAAGATGGTAATTACGGTGGTAAACTTCAAGTACAGGACTTGAGCAAGGTTGCCGTCTTTGCTGATATTGAGCGAATGCTGACTCCCGATTTCCTCTTGCACACTCGTCCTTGCTCTTTGACAAGCGAACAAGTCTACAAGATTGTCCGTGCTCACATCCTGAATAACATTGATGGTAAGGCAGCTCGTGTAACAAGTAATTATGATTTTTGCTTTGTAGTAGAAAAAGTCATTGAGACTAAGCCCTACGAAGTAAAGACTGAAAAACTTACTTCGGGTATGCGTAGCTACAAACCTCCACGATTCACTACAGCAACCAAGACGACAAAACAGCAGAAAATCTTTGAGATGACTTGGAAGGGCGCTCACCACGGAGGTGGGTACACAGGTTATACTTGCATTGAACCTTGGGAAGCTAACAGCCTGAAGGAACTTTATGAGTACATGCAGCAATATTTGAAGGATTTGATGCTAGAGATTAACAAACCTGTAGTAGAATGCCAGCACTGCAACGGATTGGGTTGCATTACGAAGACTATTGGGACTAATGCAAGATAAGGAGTAAAATTTGCCAAAACAAAAACAAAATCGCCACCCAGCAACCCCAACTCAGCAGGACTTTGAGCAAGATAGGTTTTATTACAACAACGAGGAAGATTTCCGTGAAGTTTTGAGTGAAGTACTGTATGATCTAGACTCAGATGAAGAGCAACGAGTTAGTAAGTTTTGGTAATGAGCTGCTTGCAGCGAAGTATATTGGTAAAATTAAAGGAGAATAAATGGCTACACGTATCGCAACATCAGCTTTAACGGGACGTATATTTGAAGGTAAGGTTGATAGTAAAGGTTTGCACTTTGTTGGACAAAAGAAAGACGTAACTAGCGATGTATTGAAAGCTGTGATTGACAAAGCAGAATACCACGGAGGTTCTTTTGATATTGAAGGTGGGAATCAAAAGTGGGTTGTTACAGTAACTGAAGTAAAGGAATAAACATGCAAGTAAAATTCGGAGAATTTAACGCCATGAACAACGAGACTATCCAAGTAGTCCCAGAACAAATCGCCGGTTACGTCATCCAGCGAAGCCCTACAGACAAGTTCAAATTTAACTGCTATGCTGTAGATAAAGAGGACGAACTTCTTTTCTGTGCAGCTTCTGATTTGGACTTTGAGAAGGCTACTACCCTTGTAGACGCTGTGAACAAGGAGTATTTCCCTGTAGTTCCAAGCCCTACGGAAGTTGCTTTCGTAGAAATTGGTGGAGAGTCTAAGGTTTATAACATTACTGCGAAATGAATACACTTAACGAAACCCTCTCTGGCTTTGTCCCTACTCGTTCTTTGGTCAGCACAAAGGAGATTCATCTCCGTGGGCTTAAGGGTTCTGGTAAAGACAAGGAGCCTTGGAAAGAAAAAAGCAAAGATAAGAAACGAAAAAAGGATTGGAGTAAAGAACGCGAAAAGAAAAGAGGCTGGTATGAATAATTTGATTCAGATGTTATTTCCTTGGTCAAAAGATGACCCTGTTCTGCACTGCAATGTCTATAAGACAGTAGGTTGCGCGCATGTGGATGGAATGCTTTGCAATATGAAAACCTGCGATGTAAAAGTGCAGTTAGAAATAACCCCCAGAGGAAAAACAGAGATTTTTCGTGCTGGTCGCTATGAAGGAGAAACATGAAAAACCTCCCAGTGAAAATTAACGATGTTATTGAGGTTCTCCCCGGTTGCCCCTTCTCTGGTCTTGTGTACTCTAAAGGTATTGTCCGGGAGTCCTTGAGTTTCATGTCCTGTGTAGTAGAATTCCCTGCGGATAAGCGAAGTACCGATGGACAACTTATGGAGACTTTCCAAGGACGTTATTGGTGCATCCCTTGGAAGTACCTGCGGGTTGTTGAGAGTGCTTATGATGATAAGGTCTGTGAACTCATGGAAGAACTTCAATCTCTTGAGGATGACTTGATGATTGCTAGAAGTTGTCTGGTATACTCCGAAGAGATGCGAGAGATTCAGTATGAGCAGATTAAAAAGTTGGTAGAAGATATAGACTTGTTGAAAGCAGAGTTGTATCATCTGAAGTTCAATGGTAATTAAGAAAGGAGTTTAATATGGGTTACTACACAACATATACACTGAGTACAACTCAAGGCTATGACAACCAAGAGGAAATTGAAGAAACACTACAAGAAATCTCTGGTTACTCTGTTAAGTTTGGTTGGAATGATTCTTGCAAATGGTATACTCATGAACAAGACATGAAGGAACTCAGCAAAATTTATCCAGAGACTATATTCCTTCTTGAAGGAGAAGGAGAAGAATCTGGAGACATTTGGCAAAAGTACTTCAAGAATGGTAAGATGCAGGTGTGCAAAGCGGAGATTGTATTTCCTGCTTTTGATGAATCGAAACTTGTTTGAGAGGAAATTGAGATGAAAGACACCAAGGAATTAAATGCAGGGATTGCGTTGCTTGCTCTTCAGAACTTTGATGAAGCACAAGTACTTTCTGAAGAAGACTACACCAAAACTGTTGCAATGGTATATCGTCTTGAAAAGACTCCTTTGTACAAAGATTCTAAAGATTCAGATAATGCTATCCACATCCAGCAAGCTTTTACGCTGATTGAAGAATACCTCAAGGAACAAGGAGTTTAACATGAAGCAATTCAAAGAAGGTCAGATTGTAAAAGCTACTCAAGATGCGCCTTACGTAACAGCAGGAGAAATCGCTGAAGTTAAGATGAGTCTCATCAGCCTTGATCTTATACTTGTGTTTCATGAAGGTATAGATGATGAAAGTGCTTTTCCTTGTAAGCAAGCGAATCCAGAGCACTTTGACTTCTACGAAAAGATTGCCTGAGCCTTTGCTCAATCTAAAATCGCAAGCGGAAGGCGACGACTTCTAGGAGAAGCCACCTTGCTTACCGCATCGAGATAACTAAGTTAAAAGAGTCCTTCTGACTCGCCTATTCACTCGGGCAGAATACGAAGGAAGCTCTCGAACCCTATAACCTAAAGGAGTTTTATGAATGAACTAGACACAGCAAAACTCATCATCTATGTAATGACCACATCCATCATGAAGATCAACCCGCAGTATTTCAGTAAAGAAGCTCTTGCAGCAATCGGGAGAAATGAAGTACAATTGCTGAAGAATCTTAGTGAAGTGCTAGACGAGGACTTGACGCTGAATGAGTTGATTATTAACGTATTTGATAAAGAAAGGTTTCATTGATGTTAAAGAATATTTGGGCTTTCCTTACTGGAGGAAAAGTTGTGTGGTTGCAAGACCACGATGGTGAACTAACCCGTACAATTGCGTACAAAGCCGGATTCGGTAAAATGCAAGCTAGGCGAATGATGTTCACAGGAAAAGTCACACTGAATGAAGATGGAACAGTGTCTGGTAAACCTTACGTTGATTATTGGAGTTATGAATGACTACAACAACTAAAGACATTACAGAATACCTAGACAATAAAGGTGTAAACTACAACGAAATTCGTTTCAGTGCATTGTTGGCTCAGTTGGATTGGGAACAACTTGAGGATTTGTTGAATATTATTAAAGACGGTTACGAAGAAGGCGCTGCAAGTTGGTAATGCAGAAATTAAAAATTTCTTGGTTGATTTTCATTTTTATTCTCGGAATTTCATTCCCCTCCCTTCTTTCTATTCCCTCAAAGAGTAGAGAGTCTGGAGGGATTGTTGTATCTGAGTATCATAATAAAGAGTTTAGGTGTCTCGTCAACACTCTGTATGCAGAAGCCAGATCAGAACCAGAAGAAGGTATCCGTGCAGTAATGTCTGTAATCTACAACAGAAAGAAAGCCAAAGGCTATCCTAGTACCTTCTGTGGAGTTATACTCCAAGACAAGCAATTTAGTGCTTTTAACTCAGACAAGAACCTAGCTACAAAGCCTTTAAAGCCCATTAGAGAGCTTGACAAAGAAGCGTACCGTAAGGTATCATCTGTTGCACAGGAAGCTGTCCAAGGGGCTTTTAAGCCTGTTCTTGACGAAGATGTGTTGCATTATGCTCACACGAAAGTAAAGAATAAGTGGACTAAGAAGTTTGAACGTGTTAAAGTCATTCATCAGCATGTTTTTTATAAGGAGATTTAAATGCAAGACCTGTTTGATATTCAGCCTCAACTTTCGACATTACTCCTGAACTAATTAAAGAATTTAGAATGTACATATGAATCGACAAGAAATCATCCAACTAGCAGAATCTCTAGGACTTCTCTACCCAGAACCTAAGTCCTCTTCGGATTACAACTCTCCAGCGCATATGCGATTGATTTCTAAGCTGGAGAAGTTTGCTATGTCCGTAGCTTGGCATGAGAGGAATAAAGAGTTTCTGAATTCTGAAGAATCTTGAACGAAAAGCTAAAAGTACCTTGGATTTTATAGGAGAACAACATGCAGCACTTTGACACCCTAGAGCACTACACCGAAGAAGATTTTGATTACATCTTGTACCAACCAAGTAGCAAGAAGCCCTATCTCGATCCTGAACTCAAGCAGTTTTACTTCGTGTACGAGGATGCTTGGGGCACTGAGTACGAGTTGTTTACAACGGTAGAATGCATCTGGAAGGTTATCCCTCCTGATCCTACTACTTGGGCTTCAGATTTGGATTATCATGGGCATGTAGAGCTAAAATCATGGGAGGTCATCTCTGTAGAAGACCATGAAGGTAACGAGGTTAAACCAGAAGATGTGTTGACAGATAAGCAGTTGTTGGCTTATACTCAAGGCTTGGAACAGTTTGTAGAGTCTTAAATTGTAATTATTTTGAAAGGAAACCAAAATGGAAATCCAAAAAGCAAAAGAACTTCGTGATAAGCTGCAAGAAGATATCTTGAGTCTTATTAAGAAGTTTGAAGAGGAGACTGAGACACATATTCATTACGTGAATCTAGATTCTGTGCAGATGCTAAAAAATCCTTTGCATAATACGGTAAAGGTTGAGGTAGAATTTAGGTTCTGAAACTCTTAAATGAAAATCGTTTTCAGATTTCGGATTTTTCGGGTGATTTTGAAAAGGTTGTCACGGAATTGCTGGGGATTTTGTAGAAATTCTTGGAAAATTGCGGGACAATCTTGATTTCATTGTAGTTTCGGTATAAACTCAGGTTTCATAAATCGTACCGAAAGAATAGCCAAGGAGTATCAACTATGTCAAAGAGTAAGAAGTTAGTCTATCAAGAAGGCATCACCAAGAAGCATGAAGTGCTGAAGGAGGCTATGAAGTATCTTGATGTTAAAAGTCATAGTCATCCCCCAGATAAGTACGAATTTATCTGCAATTGCATCAATCAAGTGGTGAACGGTAATCCTATGTGTTTCAATGATGCATCGGGTCTGCTTTCAGTTATTGAAAGCCGTCTAGGTAGTTATGATACGTTTAATTCTTATCTTCACCACGTTCACAATATTCATCCAGAAGTGCAAGATCAAAACGATGGTTGTAAACTTCAGATAACAAGAAAAGCGTGGATGCAAAGCATGTATGAAGAATATAAAGCAAAGGATGAATAATTATGACTAAAGTTAAATACACAGTACAAGATATTCTTAATCTGCCAATGCAAGAAAACGATGCAAGTGCAGACACAATTGGAGATTACTTGCAAGAACTTCTTTCTTCTTTGTGGGAAGAAGGTGACGGTTTTAGTGGTAAGCGCCCTTTTGGTAATTCAAATTGGGAATCAGAGCTTTATCATACTCTTGTAATGCATGAAATCATCCAAGGTGAAATCATTGACGGATACCTTGAAAGTTATGACGAAAAGAAAGGTTATAAGATCATCAAAGAAGCTATTCAAAGAATGTATATGCCTGAGTAATAAACTTCAATCAACAAGTTATGTTTTTGTAATATTATAAACCCCTTGATTTATTTCTCCTAATTTGGGGAGTATTCAAGGGGTTTTCTTTTTCTTGAAAAAATCTTACGGCCTGAGTAAATTTATTTGGTTGTAGAATTTAGCTAGAAACCCTCACACTCCGAAAATTCCTACGCAGGCTAAAGATTTGAAATATTAATATTCTACAAAATAAAAACCCTCACATCTCTCTGAAAATCAAAAACCTCCACAGAGGTATAGAATTGAGATGGCATAGGAACCCCGGAAAATCCGGGATTTAATCCGGGAGATAATATTATAGCATTATCTCGTGATAATCGAGGTAATATTATTGCTTCGATTATCTGCTTTGCATTATCCCTTCGATTATCGGATTATCACCAGCACCGCAGAGCATCAGAACGCGCCAGAACGGCCTAGAAGGCGAGAAAAGATCGAGGGTGAGGGTTAGCATAGGGTAAGACCAGATCGGAGCTTCTAGGGGCTTTAAAGCAGTTCTATGCTTTGCGGTAAGTAGATGTACGTACTAGGGTTTGTACTAGTGCGGTGTGTCTTGTTTTTCGTGATAAGATGTAGGCATTGATTCACAGGAGTTAGGCACATGAACCGCAAAAATGCACCGTACGGCACCTACAGGGATTACCCTAAAATTCACATATATGTAGGCGCGGCTGGTTCTTGGAATTATGTTGCTAGTACAACATGGGCGCGCACCTGTAAAGAGGCGCGGGCGACCTATGCCGACGAAAAAGGGCTATGTTTGGGCAATGTTAAAGCATTGTTTGCAAAAAACTAAGCATAAATCCCTAAACTGTAGCACTTACTTTGTGTTATAGTCTAGGCATTGTTTCAGCTAACCGAAAGCAAAACCATGCGAGTCATCAAAACCTATAGCAAACAAATTGAACTGGCAGAAAAGGGTCTTTTGTTTTGCATTGTCAATTGTGCTTACTTGCGCGTTTCAGTAGAGCATGTTAATATTGCCAAAGAAACAAACCAATCCGTTAAATTCTACGCAAAGGCATGATCGTGAAGATCGTAACAAACAATCACCCCCGTACCATCCTTTCATGGTATGATTTGACACCAGCGGAACAAAAGGAATTCGACTACTTGGAGGAGGGCGAAGGTTCATTTTTTAGGTATAAAAACCATGTGTATGATCTGGGGGAATTTATGCGGGTTGATCACACAGCCATATCCGATAAGTGGAAGGGGTATGTTTCAGATAGTTATTTTTCTGGGGTTCTGGTGCGGTATACTTCGGATTGTGACCAAGTAATTGTAGGGCAGTATTTTCATTAAGGTGAAATGATGAAAGAAGTATTTAAAATTGAAATAGCGGGTTATGATATTGTTTTATCACAAACCGAGCCCGATAATTTTACGGTGCAATATGGCGCAGAAGTCGAATCAAATTTGGACTATAGCCAAGCGGCAAAATCGATGGGGTTTTGTATAATGCACGCATTGTCTTGTGATGGGAAACTAGACGATCAAGAATAAATTATTTTCCTGTAGAACCTTGGATTGTCTAGGGTTCTATGGTAAGATAGATTTTCAACCGTGTTAACTTAGGAGCACACACCATGGCAATCGTTCAAAGCATCAATAATGTCTACCAATTCCGTGAAGCTTTTCGCCTTGCTGGGCGGATGGATCAGTTCAGTTATGAAGGTTTGGAAGTTCTTTTTGATTATCTGGAGAATTACAGCGATGAGACTGGGGAACATGTAGAACTTGATGTTATCGCATTGTGCTGTGAATACTACGAGTCTTCGACTGAGGAGCTGATTCGGGAATACAATATTGATTGTACTATTGATGGTGAACCTATGGATGACGACGAAATCAAGGAGACTATCAGGGAATACTTGGAATACCGTACCAGCGTATGCGGTGAAGTAGCGGACGGGTTTGTTTACGCTGTGTTTTAAAGTGCCATTGTGCGCAGGCTCACAAAACGATTAATTGCATTAGGGTATGCCCTAGGGTGCCTGGGGTATACCTTGATGTTAGGGTTCAGCCCTTGGATTTTGATTGTATGGTTTTTGTTTTATAGGAAGTGAGGTAGCCAAATGATTCAATCTCGCACAGCACGCAAAATGATGTATGATTGGCATGGTGGGCAATCATGCCCATTGTATGCGGCAGCATCATCGGGACTAGTGGCCGATACAAAGTCTCTCACATCTGCAGCACTACGGGTAAGCGTAAGGTCTTCTGGTGCAACACATGGCAGGATGCTATTGAGTGGGTAGCATGTGCCTGCAATGAAGATAGGGTTACTGTGACGGATACGGCAGGGGTTGTACTGGCGGCGAGGGGTTAACATGAACAACAAGCACTATACGATCAGCCCTCGGGGTTTTCTTTTCTCTGCAGGGTTCGCACCTAGAAAACAAACCCAACTGTTACAATTTAGTTTGTTCTATAGCTCGGAATGAGTGTATAATTCAAGGCATAGGCACTAAGGAGCTAACATGAAAGTAACAAAGCAGAGCATAGTAGACTGGACAGTAGAGGTAGAGGGCAAGACAGTAGCATGGATCAGGAAAGAAAAAGACGGGCTAGGATACAAGTTAGAATATAAAGCAGGTAGTCAGACAGTAAGTGAATTTTACTTTAACTTCAAAGAAGCAAAAGAAGCAGCAAAGACACTGTAAGGAAGCAACCCGGACTAACCTCCGGGTTTTCTTTTGCTTATCTTTTAATGACTGACCAGTCAGTAATTTGGGTTTGACAATTACAAGTGGCCTAGCTATTGTTACCCTTCAATTATCTCCCACTGCATAATCAACCAACCCGATCCTATAATACATTCCAGGTTATCCCCCAGCACGGCAACATGAGACACCATCGAGGGTGATCCAGCGTATTGTATGCGACTTTATACAAGACCTATTATGTTAAATGCAGCATCATGGGGCATCGTATCGACTGGAAATAGCACCATTAAGAGCCTCTATATGTATCGTTGGTTATATCATGAGGGTATTATTTATCATGCAGATATTTTGCGATTTATACATAATACCATCGGCCACCTCCTTACTTGCATCAAACACGTCGGACTGTCAGCAAGGTATTTTTCACTGATATTTAGTCAAATAAAACTACAATACAAAAACAATGCAACACACCCTGTAGTATTATTTAAATACAAACAAAAAGACCCTCAAGAGAGGGCCTAGAAGCTCTTTAGAGCGATTTTAATCCAAAGGTAATACCTGCACTACTGGAGATATTTGCGGGCCTTAAATCGCCTTTAAATGGCTCACAAAAAGGTTTAGTTGTTTTATAACTTTTTCTGGTAGCATGTGTTCCCACACAGAGATAAGTTCTTCAATAGAAGATACTTTAGCCCTTTTGTATAGTTCTTTGCACTCATCAATAGTGCCACTACCTAGATATTTAGGCTTACCGTTTACAGACAACTGAGCCTTATATCTATTGCCGTCTTTAGTTACACCCACAGGTAATCCTCTATTTGCAGTTCTTTGCCCGTTGTGCTCAAGTTGAATAGCTTGATTAAGGTCACGGGGAAGAAAGCACACAGTATCGGGGTAGTAGCCAAACTTATTGGAATTGAAACAAAACAAATCTTTTTCTACATTAAACCATCTCCCATTCTGATCTTTAGAGTTCCAATTAGGTGTATTTTTGATGAAACTAACAAACTTTGAAGGATCGCTTAACCAATCACTACACATCCCTGCACCAATATAAGCAACAGGGACTTCACGTGTGCCAGCACCACATCTATCTTTAATGCCTCTATATAATCGTAAGAGGCGTTCATCCTCTTCTGACATTCTACCCCTCTTAGGGTAGTCTTCTTTTACCTTCAATCTAAGGTTAGAAATTTTATTATTACCTCTATCTCCATCAATATAGAGAACAAACTCACCTCTGCGGATATTCCCATTAAAGAGTGCCCACACAACCCTGTTGATAGAGTGTCCCTTACCTTTTATTTGTACCTCTGCTTTGATAACCTTGCCGGATTTATCTCTTTCAAAACCTCCAGCTTTAGAACCAATTTCGACAGATTGGTTCCTATCAACCTTCCATCTCAAACAAGTAGGACTAGTCTCATCATAATACACATACTGACTATAATCAATCTCTTCTCTTTCCATAAACTCCCTTTCTTTAATAAAACAAACACCAATATGAGGACTGAACCTCACAAGGAATATCATAGCATAAAAATTATACAAGAAATACCATTGTTGTGTAAACACAACAGCTACTTCTTCTTTTCAAGACGTTCCGACAGGAATGTCGTTACGTTCACCAAACACAAACGTTCACTCACTCTGAACACAAAGAATCACTGAACTTAACAAAACCCTTTCACAAAGACTTAACTCAAAGAAACATTTATAATTACTTGATTTCTTAAAATTTTAGTTATAGTCTTAATAAAATACTTATAATCTAAGTACTTTGCACTAAATCAATTACGGTGTAGATGTAGTACACAAAAGAAAAGCTACCCTAAAGGTAGCCTTCTTAGTTAAGCCTTCTCAATCCTCTCTTGAGCTAATTCCGCATCCGCTATGCGGCTGCTTGCGATCTTAAAGTACCCTTCGTCCATTTCAATACCAATGAAGTCTCGATTAAGGTTCTTTGCTGCTACACCAGTAGTGCCCGAACCTGCACAAAAGTCTAAAACTACATCACCTTCATTACTATAGGTCTTGATTAAGTACTCCATCAAAGCTACTGGTTTTTGTGTAGGGTGTACTTGGTCTTGTCTTCTCCATCTTTGCTGAAAGAATTGTACTGTACTTGGATATCTATAACCTGTGTTAACTGTCTCGGACTCTGATGTAACACCTAGCTTGTGGTTATTTGGTTTATCTCCGTTGTTAACTTTACGGGTTCTCTTATAAGGTTCCCCCTCTTCCATTTGAGGATAATAGTTAACCCTGCCTTTACCAAATACAGAAATAATCTCATGCTTACTTTGTGGTCTGTACTTTGATGTAAAAGCACTTCCGCATTTAGACTTCTCCCATATCCAATCGTACTTAAACCAGTCTAGGTTTGAAAGTCTTAATTGACTGCTGAATGGTTCTGCACCAAACAACACAATTGCACTATTAGGTTTAGTAATCCTCTTTAACTCCTTCCACATTGGTTCTAGAGGAATAATTGAATCCCACTTACACGCAGTCGTACCGTAAGGTGGATCAGTCAAGACAAGATCAACACTCTTATCAGGGATATTTTTCATTACTTCAAGACAATCACCTTGGTATAGTTGGATATTAGAAGTCATTTAAGTTTCCTTTCTTTAGTTGATAAATAGAAGTATAACACAGAAGCCTTGCTTCTAAGAGGACATTTCACTTAGGATAAGGAAGCGACAGATTAACCAAAGAATTACCTCCAGATAATACATACACATAAGTGTGTTTCCCAGGAAGCACTACTTCTGTAAGTAATCCTAGACTTAATTTATCTCTTAGTCTTTGAACAAAAGGTTTAAAGTTCCCTTTGTACTTAGTTCTAAGTGCTCTTGAATGATAGACCTTACCTGTTTCGTTATCTCTATAAGCCTTATCTTTACCAGATAAACCTATATACATAAAATTCAAAGCTTGGTAAATATATCCTTTGTGATTATGAAAAGGGTCAGCATAACTTACTATTACTTTTGTGTCAGTATTTTTCTTTAAGTACTTAATTGTCTTAGACACAAACCAAGAGCTAATATTCTTATCGTAACCTCGTTTTACAACAAGTCTACGAAGTTCTAGCACATCACTCTCTTTACTACCGAACTTCTTCCATGCAGTAGTAGCCATTTGACCATACATTACACAACCGATTAGCTCCTCTTTAAACCACAAAGAAAACACAAATGAAATCTTTATTCCGTTTACAGATTTGGAATAATGCTCAGTTTCTACCAAGTGTCTTGTGTTCTTTAGTGAATCTATTTTTATAGAGTATTCATTCTTAGTGCTTAGGTAAGTACACAAAGTGCTTCCTTTCTTTAATTTCAAGGTTCAACGAAGGCTGTAAAAGATGCTTAGTGTACACGATTTCACCCTGTCATGCAAGAGGGAAGAGGATATTTCTTTACTCAAACACAAAGATTGGGTGCTGAAGGTAGGGTGTAGGTCTTGTTGTATAAAAGATACATTAAATCTATTTGTACCATTTGCACTTTATATATACTATGCGGAAAAGTGCAAATAGCCTAAGACGTACCATTTCTGCTTAATTAATAAGCAACTTCATCCAAGTCTTCAAATTCTGCTGGCAGCGGTGTTTTGATCACCTTTACCTTTACATCAGGATTTCCATTCCTCTTTTCTAGCTTTAGTGCTGTGTCATACAAGCTGTTTGTCGTGTTGTTGAGCATAGCTCCAGCAGCACTACTAGGGTTAGTCATAGAACACACCAAAGATGCAATAGCAAACTTCAGGGAAAGAGTAGACGGTACGCTCTCCTTCTGATCTTCTGTCTTGCATGTCCACAAAAGTATATCACGAATTTCACTAGCGTACTCTTGTAGCCTACGTTCCATTTCGTTTGCATAAAGCATGACTTGCTCTGTTGTGAACATACTGAACTCAGGAGGCATCCAATTAGGACGAACGATATTTTCTTTAGATCGTGTGCGAATTCGTTGTGTCACGTTCTTTACTTCTTTAATCAGTTCTTTCTTAGGTTGGTTTACATTTACAGCCTTAGTAATCTCTCCTTTGCTTACTCCTTTTCTAGTCTTACTCTTGGACTCAAGCGCATCAATGACTTCTTTCTTTTGTGCAAGAGCAGAAGATAGGTTGTGTTTGCACCAAGAAATACTTACGTTCAAAGTCTTAGAGATTTCCTCATAGGACTTTCCTTGTGTGCGTAGTTCTTGTGCTTGCTGCAAGACTTCATTTGATATTTTCTTT